AAGATCTGCAACCCAGTGAAATGTACGGAATTGCCAGGAAGTTCAACGATCAGTTGATGGCCTACCCGGTCCAGACCCACTCGGCGATTGTCGAGCTGGTGCGCATCGGCCGGGATCATCGCAACCTTATGGAGCAAAAGGCCGCGGCGGACGCGGAGAACGCGCTGCGGCAGCGGGCCGTGATGGTGCAGGAGAAGAACACGAAGCTGGCCCAGGAAGAGATGGATCGCCGGCGCGCCGCAGAGATGCGCGGCCACGTCGCCGGCCCCGAACTGGTGCAGCCAGCCGCGGTGAGCCAGGGCGATGGCGCCGGCGAACTCGAAACCGTCCACGAGGACGAACTCGAGGACAGCGGCGTCGGCAAAGCCGCCGAGTGAGAAAGGTCTTGACAGAGACGATGGACTACCTTACAGTCGCTGATGGCTCCGGAGCGCATCCGGGGACAACCAAGGCAACTGATTCTGATTGCGGGCAGGCATGGCTTGCCCGCGTTTTTTTGTGCCTGAAAAGATTAGCGGCCATTTCATTGACACCGGAGTCCAGCAGCGCGAAGATGGAATTGCTCCAAAAACCACAGGCAACCCAGCGGTGGCTGACCCTGGCCACCGCTGCCCTGTTTCTAGGGTTGCCGGCTCCGGCGCAGTACGTGGCTCCATACGTCATTCTCCAGGGCACACTTTTCAGCTCGAGCGGGATCCCAGCCAAGAACGCGACGCTCTCCTTTCAGCCCAGCCAGGTCTTCTTTGTCGGGGGCACCGGCGTCGTCGTCAACGGCGGCCAATGCTCGAGCGACGTCAACGGCTCGGTGGTGGGGATCGGCAACCCTTATTCGCCGCCCATAGTGAGCCCGCAGTTTGTGGGCACGCTCCCGGTCGGCAATTACTACGTGAAGTTCACCTGGTACGACCAGTTCGGCGGCCAGACACTGCCGAGCGTGGAGGTGGCCCAGCAACTGACCAGCGTCGGCGAGCTCCATGTGCTCCCGCCAGCAGGAACCGGGCCACCTTCCGCTGTGGGCATGGATGTCTACATTGGCTCGGCGCCCGGCGCCGAGACCTACCAGGGCCAGACCGTGACGCCGACCGCGCAGTTCACCCAGGCCGTGCCGCTGGCGACAGGCGCGAACCCCCCCATCATGAACTCGAGCGCCTGCCGGCAGGTGGCGAACGATGCGGGCTGGCCGACCGGCACCGGCTACAAGGTTTCGCTGGTCGACGCGAGCGGCAACGTGCTGTTTCAATATCCGCAACTCTGGCAGTTGCTGGGGCCGGGGTCGGCCTACAACCTGTCGAATGGAATCCCCTACTACAACGGCCAGGTCACCTACCCGATTCCGGTGCTGACGGTCCCCTACAATCACAACGTTCAGTCGATCTCAGGACCGATCGACATGACGGCTTATAACATCGTGAACCTGGGCGCGCTGGGCGTGGGCACCAAGCTGCCCGCATGGGGCGTCGACGTCGAAGGCTCGGGCACGCCGGGCGCGGTCAACGCGCGGCAAGGCTACCTGATCAACGGGCAGGCCGGCGCGGCCGGCAGTTGCCCGATCTCGGACGGAAACTATTTCGACCTGATCGGCTCCTGCGGATCCGGTCTGAACGTGCTCGACTTCGGCGCGTTCTGCGATTCGAACGGGACGACCGGCAACGGCCACAACGATCGCGCTGCCATCCAGGCGCTGCTTAATACACTGGATCCGGCGCTGGGCGGGCAGGTCGTCATCCCCGCCGGCCACATCTGCCGCATCGCGTCGACCGACTCGACGATCAACACCGACTACCTTTCGGTCGCGGTCTCGAACTTCGAGATGACCGGCGGCGGTCGACTCTTCTTCGACCCGGTCCTGGTCTCGGGCCATCCCACGTTCGGCACGGCGATCAGCGGCATCTACGCGGCGGGCCTGCAGATCTACTCGCCCGGCTGCACGCTGTCGCCCGTCTCAAACCCCCAGGACGTGACGACCGGCCGGGCGGTGACGACGCTGATCTCGAACGTGAACCTGCACGATTTTTCGATGAGTTCGGTGGGCAGCTACAACTCCCTAATCTGGAACAACAACGGGGAGCCGACCACCAACATCCCGCTCAACAATGTGGGCGTGGCCATCTGGTGCGCGAACAACGTCCAGGTGAAGCACATGAACCTGTCCAATTTCTATTCGGATGCGATCGAGCCGTGGGGCGTGATCGGCCTCGAGGTGAGCTCGAACCTGCTCACCCAGGACGCCTTCAGTGGCATCGGCACGGGCTGGACGAGCGACGCGACCTACTCGGACAACGTGATGGTGGGCGTGGGCCAGGGCATGGAGACCGACGGACTTCGCTCGAGCTACACGGGCAACACCATCTCAAATTTCGCGATGAGCGGAATCGAGGCGCTGGGCGGACCCAGCGCCAACACCAATATCTCGGCGACGATCTCGGGCAACACACTCACGCGCGATACGACAGTCGCCGAGGGCCGCGTAGGAATCAGCATCTCGTGCAACGGCAAGACCTCGACCTGCGTGGACTCAGCCAATGTGGGCCCGAACACCATCACCGGCAACTTTGGCGCCGGCATTTACGTGCAGCCTGGCACGGCCGTCTCTGTCCATGACAACGCCGAGACGATGACGGCCATGAGTGGCACGCCGGTCGCGGCGATTCAGCTCGAGGAGGGATCGACCTGGGGCGTCCTCAACCCCGTCTCGATCATCGACAATCACCTGGCGTTTTCGTCGACCGTCTACCAGGCAGCTATCTACGCGACCGGCCTCGCGGCCGCAGGCGTCCAGAGCGTCGTCCGGCACAACACCATCCTCTCGACCGGCTTTGCCGGCGGGACGCCTTACGGGGTTTATCTGTTCTCGACCGGGATCGCCTGCCAGCAGAACAACCTCTCGACCGTGGGAACTCCGGTCAATTCGGTCTGTAACGATGGCACTAATGCCGTGACCGGCGTGCGCAAGGACTGCCTGTCGGTTGCCTGCGTCGGCGGCTCGACCTATGTGTCGGGCACCACGTACACCAACAGCGGCGCGGTGCCTGTCGAGGAGTTCGTCGGCATGACCGTGACCGGCTCGTGCACGGGCTACGCGGCAGCGCTCGAGTACACGATCGACGGCGCCGGCCAGGCGGGCAACGGCGTGTATAACATCTGCGCCGGCGTATCGCAGATCAGTTTCAAAGTTCTCCCCGGCGAGACCTTCTCCGCAACCGCGGCAACTTTGAGCGGTTCGGGCGGCACGCCGGCGATCTCGAGCTGGTCGGAGATTGTAGAGTAGGTTTTGAGCAGGGCCCTTCGTAAGGCCAATTCCACAATAGGACTCAGGTCGCCGCGGCGACCAGTCACCAGGAGAATCGACATGCGGAAGTTCCTCGCACTCGCAGTCATCCTGCTGGCGTCGCTGACGCCGGCTCTCGTCCTCGCTCAGGGATTCAACCCGGCCGGCTCGCCCCCCGTCGTATACGCCGATAACTACGGCCGCTGGGCGATTCAAGGCCAGTCGCCAAACACCTACACGTTCTCGAACGTCAACGGCTGCCAGATTACGCAGCTCAACTTTCAAAACCGGCCGACGTTCTATGCGTTCTCGAACGCTGTGGCGCTGGCTCCGGTGCTGATCGCCGACCAGAACTCAGCCAACAGCGAGCTCGCGACGCCGTCGACCTACTTGACGCCGACGCAGCTCTCTTGCGGCGTGGACATCGCGCCGTCGCTCAACCATACGACCTTCACGCTGCAATCAGGCACAGGCGGTCTCCAGGAGGCGATCAACTCGGTGGGCGGCTTCACGGCCGCGAACGCGATGGAAGTGATCCTATCTCCCGAGTGGTACAAGCTGGTGACCGGGATCTCAACCCAGAACTCGACCCTGGCCTCGACCACGCCGGCGACGATCATTGCGGCAGCCAAGGGCAGCGTCTTCGCCATCGTGGTCGACATCACCACGGCGCCGCCAACGCAGTACGTGTGGAAGGGCTCGGGCGGCTACGCCTCGGGCACGCAATACTACCTGTTGAGCGCAACGCCTCCCACGGTCGCGGCCGGCACGGGCGCCGGCACCTCGCCGACGATCGCGATCGCTGGCAACAGCGTGACCGGGACTGTGACTCTCAGGACCGGCTCTGCGGTTCCAACGGCCGCCGATCCCATCTTTACGCTGACCTGGCCCTCGCCCGGCACCGCCGGCTCGCCGACGAGCGGGTACCAGTACGCCCCGACCTGCGTTTACACGTCAACCGGCGTGGCCCCCGGCGTTACCGTGGCCTCGTCCGTGATCGGGCCGCCTGCGGTCGCAACCCTGACATCGCCCGCCGCCGGGCTCACGAGCTCGACCGCCGGGTACTCCTGGACCTACCTCTGCCATTGATGGCAGAGGGGCGCACGGCCAATCTCCACAAGGAACGAGGCAACCATGAAGACCTTTACCGGGCTTCTCGCGGTTTTGGTGCTGGCGCTGACGGCGACGGCGTGTGTATTCGCTCAGGGGTTCAATCCGGCCGGGGCGCCGCCCTGGGTGTATGCGGATAACTACGGGCGCTGGGCTATTCAAGGCCAGAAGCCCAACACGTACACCTTCTCGAATGTAAACGGGTGCCAGGTCACGCAACTGGACTTTGCCGACAGCCCGACGTTCTATGCCTTCGCCGACACGCTGGCCCTGGCTCCGATCCTGATTCAGGACCAGAACCAGGCCACGAGCGAGGTGCTGACCCCGTCGAGCTACCTGGTGCCGAGCGAGCTGCGCTGCGGCGTCAACATCGCGCCGGTGAACCCTCACACCACATTCACATTGCAGTCTGGCACGGGCGGCCTCCAGGAGGCTTTGAACGCGGTCGGCGGCACGCATGAACCTGCGCTGATGACCGTCGTTCTGAGCCCCGAGTGGTACAAGCTGGTCGCAAACATACACTCGCAGGACTCGGCGGTGACAGCGGCGACGATCCTCGCCGCGGCCACCTGCAGCGCGAAGACAGGCGTGGTCGACGTAACCACCAACCCGTGGACGTTCTAGGCCTGCTCGGGCGGGGTGCTGGGCGTAACCGGCCCACAGGCCGCCGCAACGGTGACCGCAGCCGCGCCCGGCAACGTGCGCTCGATTGTTGGATCCGTGACCACATCGAACGCGAGCTATGCGAACGGCGGGAACAACCTGACCGGCGTGCGCGGGCTGGCAACCATCCCGGTAGGCACCACGGCCTCGAGCGGCTACCTCTACGGCACGCAGGGCAAGTTTGTGCTGGCCGGGACCGTAAGCGGCTCAACCTGGGATTTCGGCGTGCTCGGGCAACTCGATCTTTCAGCCGCGACGCTGACCTCTGCGTCCCACGTTGGCGGCTTGTGGAGCGACGCCGGGGCGACTGGCCCTTCGGTGAGTTGCGCGTTCTGCGACGGGATCGTCGTCACCAACACCACGGCGACGATCTTCCATGACTTGATCTATGGCTACTCAAAGGCTGCGTACTTTGCGGATCTGACCGACAACGGCGGCGGCTACCTGATCTCCGGCTCGGGTGCGTCCTCGGCAGTTACCGGCTACATCAAGGTGAAGATCAACGGGTCCGACGCCTACGTGCGGGTCTACGCCGGCGCCAGCTAGGATCGGCAGAAATGCACAGCAAGGCCATATTTGTACTGCTCCTGGGTGCCTGCCTGATGGCCGTCGCCCAGGATTCAAAGCCGGCTGCTCCAGCGCCGGCAGCGCCCACGGCGGCCTCGGTCGTCAAGCGCGAAGATATTGAGCGGCGGCTGCTCGAGTTACAACAGCAGCAACAGCAGGCCATCGCTAACGTCCAGGCAATCGCCGGCGCAATTCAGGAGTGCCAGCATTGGCTGGACAGGATCGCGGCGGAAGACGCCGCGGCGGCCAAAGCGGCCAAACCGGCGCCGGCCAGGCCGAAGTAGTTTGAAAGGGCGGAACGTGCGAAACCTCGCGAGGATTGTCGGGTTGGTTGCGCTTGCCGCGTGCGCTGCGCTCGGTGTGCGAGGCCAGGTCATCGGGCTCCAGCCGACGCCCATCGCGCTCTATCAGTGGAACCCGACCTCCGGCCAGTGGGTTCAGATCACCAACCCATCGACCTCGGAGCCTGCGCAAAGCACGCCGCAGGCCTTTGCCTTTTACGGGTTCAATACGTCGCTGGGCCAGTGGACGCCATGCGTGACGCTGTCGGCGTGCCTCGGCTCCTCCTTCGGCGCGGTCACGGAGATCCTGCCAGGAACGAACACGAGCTGCACGCCGTTCGTGGCCGGCGGCTGTATCGGCAACGTGACCATCGCGGCTAACACCCTGCCCATCCCAAACAACTCGGTATTTGTGTTCGCCGGCGACAGCGCGAACGACGACGATGGAAACGCGATCGAGCCGACCTTTGCGCTGGCAACCTTTAGTTGCTCCGCGGGAACCTGCACCGTGACCAACACGGGCTCCAACGGGATGGTCGCGGGTGACTGGGTGAATATGCGCTTCTCGAGCGCGTGGACGACGGCCTTCTCGGCTCCGGCCCATACGACGCTGGCAACGGGGTACACGCTCTTTCAGGTTCTGTCGTCCGGCCTGACCACCACGCAGTTCAAGTTCAGTTTTTCGGGCACTGGGTCCTGCTCATCGACCTGCGGCAATGCGGCCATCGCAAGCTATAACTTCCCCTTTAACACGACCAACCAGGGCCGGCTGCACGGGATCGGGACGACCAAGGTCGTCATTCCGAGCCCGGTGACGCTCCAGGAGCTGAACACCGACTACACCAGCCTTCTCCATCCCCTCAGCGAGGCGGTAACGGGGCTGCCAACCTACTTTATTCTGGGCCAGGAAGAGAACGACGTGGCAGCAAGCAGCGCCGGCTGCAACTCGGCGGCGACGATCGAGGCCGCGCTACAGTCGCTCTGGGCAAAGATCCACACTGACGGCAGTTCTGTGATCGAGTGGAGCACGAACGCCTTCATCATCAACCAGGCCGGCATCGGGATCTGTACCTCCGGCTACCAGACCTACGTCGCCCTCGAGCAGTGGCTACCCTTGCAGGGCAAGAGCGTAGCGACCGCGGCCAACGGCCAGTATTGGGACATCTTTGCCGACATCGGGCGCGTGGTGAACGACGCCACGAACTCGAGCATGGTGGCCGGAAACGGCGGCTTTGGCGCCGGCGGCGTGAACCTGGCCTCGAACACCATGTCGAGTTCGATTCTCTCCGGCTCGTCGCTGCCCTACGACAAGCGACCGCAATACTTCGGCGCGGGGCCGGGCGTATCGAACGCCGGCGACGGCTTCGTGCACGTTCCGGCTGCTGATGCCATCTACTACGAGAGCTGGTTCAATGCGGCGATGGATACGCAGGTCTTCACGATTCGCACCACGAGCGGATACAAGGGCGTGCAGATCGACGGCGGCGGCGATTTGAACCCCTTCAAAGTTTATAGTTCTGACATCCACGCGATCGGCAGCTTCAATAATTCAGCGAGCGGCTCAATCTTTGCTCCGCAATTGAGAGTGCTGGCGGCAAATGCGTCTGCCACTGCGAACCTCAACATTGAGACCGGCGTCGCCGAGTCCACGAATAACGCGGCACTCTTCGGCTTCCACTTTGTGGGTTCTTCTTCGGCTTCAAACTACGCCTTCATGGGCATCTACGGGGAGAATGGCATCACCGTGGACGGCGCCGGGAATGTGGTGATCCAGGGCATCACTTCCTCGACTGCGCCTATCTGCCCGAACGGGACCGGGGCCGCACTGACCACTAGCGGTTGCGTGGCGGGGACGAGTGTCAACGTCAATGGGGCAGGGGTATCGAGTCCGAACTTTAACGCGGCCGCGCCGTCGCCCGATTCCGGCTACACCCCAGGGACATTCAAGGTGACAGGCTCGAACGTGATCCTCGAGGTTCAGGACTACACGGCGACCTCACCGATACGAATCACCGGCCATGTCATCGATTGCCCAACCTGCGGCACCGGACTCGGGGGCACCAGCGTGTCGCAGAACTCGGGAGCGGCGGAGACCAACCTGCCGGTTACCGGATTCATGCCTCAGCTATGCGCCGATTCGAGCGGCAGCGGGACCGCGCAAAGCTGCACCGTAGCCAACACGTTTGTGCCGCAGACCGGCAACTGCGTGGTCTATTCGACGACAACGGCGAACTCTGGCACGGGGCTGACGGTCAACGTAAACTCGCTGGGTGCGAAAAGCGTGGCCGTGGCGGGTTCGAGCGGCTGGACGACGACGCTGGTCGCCTCAAGCAGCATCCCCGCCAACAAGCCGATGCACATCTGCTACGACGGAACGAACTGGAACGCATCGGGCACCGGATACCTGCCTTCAGGCGGGGGTGGTGCAGCCTGCATGACGCCGATTTCCACTACTCTTGGCTCACCGGCGACCAGTATCACAATCTCATCAATCCCTGCTACTTGCACTGATTTGCAAATCTCTTTCAGTGGGGTGCTAGCAAGCGGCTCTGGCACCAATGTCCAGTTGCAATTCAATGGAGACACCGGCAATAACTACAGTTACCAAGGCGGAAAATCCCTTGCGGGGGCACAATTTAATCTGCAAAGTTTTGGTGTGGCTTTCATCGATCTGATTGACAATTTCCCTGCTAGTGGTTGCAGTAGTGGATGTGCAACTATAGGTGGCGCTTCAGCAATTGTATTGAATTATGCTGGAACAACATTGCCAAAAGCAGTGACGGGCGAGGGTTGGGGAAGTCAAAACAATGCCTCAAATTTGATGGCAATGCACTTTGGCGGAGAATGGGACTCAACTGCGGCGATTAACGCAATCAAGATTCAGAACGGTCAGGGTGTCAATTTCGTAGTTGGAACCACCGTCACGGTAACCGGACGATGAGCTAACGAGACTCACTTCTCTGCTGGCGATACACTCACCATTCACGGGATCAACTGAGGGGAAGAGATGCCGTATGAACCGGGACACGAAAGCCCGCAGCGCGAGCTCTTGAAACTGCAACTGTGGGCGAAGCCCGTGGACACGATCCTTTTCGGCAAGGATGGAGACGAGGGCATGGTGGGCGAATGGCGGGATTTCAGCACCACACGTCGCAACTTTGGGAGCTTCGCCAAGGGCGTGCTCTGGTTCATCGTTTTTCTGGCGGGCGTGCCGGCGACCCTGGTGGCGCTGAGTGCGCTGGGTTTTATTCACCTTCGGTAAGGAGCGATTGATGCTGAGAGTCTTCATGCTGGCGCTGGTTCTCGTATGTGCGTGGGCGAGATCCGCCGCCGGCCAGGCCAAAGTGACGAGTTTTAAGGTAAACCTGACCTGGGATGCCCCCGTGAGCTCGCCCGACCCGGTGGCTGGATACAACGCCTATCGTGCGCCGACAGGGTCGACCAGCTTTCAGCAGATCTCGACCGGCCTGGTTGTGCCGACAAACTACTCAGACCTGACCCCGCAGCCAGCCACGAGCTACGACTACGTGGTCGAAAGCGTGGACGCCGAGGGCGTGACGAGTTCAAATTCAAACACCGCGACCGTGCCAGTTCCGGCCTTGCCGGCGGCCCTCTCGAAACCGACCGTCAAGGTCAACCCGCCGGCCACGATTACGGCCTCAGCATCGGCGCCGACGTGCCCGGATGGCAACACCTGCGGCTACATTTTCAGTTGTGCGACCTGCACAAACTCAACCGTATGCCCGACCCCCGGCAACCCGGGGCCCGGACCCTACACGGCAATCCAGACGCCAGCGACGGCGCTGTCGTCGCCCAATCACACGGGTTCGGCGCCGGCGACCGGGGTCTATCTCGCATGCACCGTGCAGGTGGTTTACACGAACCTCACCCCGGCCTGGACCGGGCCGCCTTCGGAGGCATCAACGGCGCAACTGGTGCCCGCGGTCGAGCCAACTCACCCGACGTCGCTTGGCCGGAGCCAACAGTAACCATCAACCCAAGGAGGATTCCATGAAACTACGCAACGAACTTCTAGCCCTCGTGCTCGCCGCCGCCATCGTCGGCTGCAGCCACGGCCAGGCGCCGGTGACACCGCCGCCCACCGTCACCGCCTCAAACAATGCGCCGGCCTGCCCAGCCGGCTACACCTGCGGGTACATCTACAGTTGGGCGACGTGCACCAACGCGACCACCTGCCCGACGCCCGGCAACCCGGGGCCCGGCCCGTACACGGCGCTCCAGACGCCAGCGACGGCACTCACGACGGCAAGCTACAGCGGGCCGGCCCCGGCGACCGGCGTTTACGTGGCGTTTACCGTGCAGGTGGTTTACACGAACCTCACGCCGGCCTGGACCGGCCCGCCTTCGCCGGCCTCGACCGCGCAATTGATCGCGCTCTACCCGCCCGCGCTGGGCGCGCCGGCCGTGACGACGATCGCGTCACTGGCGCCGCCACTGCTGCCGAGCACGCCGCCGAACGTGTTCGAGACCGGGAAGTACAACGTAGCAACCCTGGCAGCGCCGACGGTGACCGTCACCTGGCACCGCTAGGCGCGCCGGTAATCGAAGGGCCAAAATCGCCACGAAAGGGGCGCAAGACGCCATGCAGAAACTTTTCGGAGTGAGTCTTACAACGCTTGCCGGGTACGCCGGGTTCTTTACGACAGCCTTCGGATCCGCAGCCGCTGGCACGGTGGCCATTCAAGGATGCCCCAAATGGGTGCCGATCACGTTCCTGGTTCTCGCAGCCGTCGCCGGCGGCCTGAGAATCGCGGTCGCCCACATGACAAACGACGCCCCTGACCCAGGGGTGAACTCGCTGGTCCAAAAGGAGGGAAACCATTCATGAGTCGCATCTTCAAAGTTCGCAAGGATCTGTTTGACGTTCGCGATCACCTCGCGATGCGGTCGCTGGCCTTGGGTCCGGCCACGGTGAGCATGAAGCCAGGCCTCGGGCCGGTGCGCGACCAGGGCGCGAGCGGAAGCTGCACAGGCCAGTCAGGAGCAGGATGGCTCGACTGGCTTTACGGCGCGTTCACCTCCGCCTTCCCAACCAAACTCGTTAGCCCGGCCATGTTCTCGGCGCTCTTCCTCTACGCCCAGGAGCGCATGAAGAACGGCACATTCCCTGCCGACGACGGCTCGGACAGCCGCACCCTGTTTCAGGTCCTCAACCAGCTTGGCGTCTGCCCGGACCCGGCGGATCCATTTATTGACACCGCGATCGGCCAGGCGCCGACCGCGCCGATGGATGCGGCCGCATACGCTTTCAGGATCGGCGCCTACCACCGCGTGCTGTTCGACGAGGGCCTTGCAACCGCGAAGTCGGTGCTGGCCTCCGGCTACTGCCGGACGATCGGCATCCCGGTGTACAAGGCGATCGAGAGCGACGAGGTGGCCGAGACTGGATTGCTGCCGCTGCCCGCGAGGTTCGAGACGCCGGTCGGCGGCCACGAGCTGCTGGTCTACGGCTACGACGACACAAAGGGCGTGGAACTTGCACGCAACTCCTGGGGCTCCGGTTGGGGTCTCGAGGGCGACCTGATGATCCCCTACGGCTATTACGACGCCGCGGGGGGAAACGAAACCTGCGACTCGTGGACCGGCCACATGGGCCGGCCGTGGGTCCCGAAAACCAATTGAAAGGGAGGAACACCGTGAAGAGTTTAATCTCAACCCTGGGGGCCTTGCTCGGCCTTCTTGTTTTCGCGCTGCCTATCCAGGCCCAGTCGGGCCTCGTCTTCTCGACATCGGCCGAGGCGACAGCACTCCACTATAACAACACCTGGGGCGTGGCAACGCACACCACCGAGTCGCTCGACCTGATCGACTGGGGAGCGTCCAAAGGCAATGCGCTCTCGATCGAGGGCCACCAGATTGTGGCTGGCCCCGCGTTCGGCTTTAACTCCTACCTCGGCGGCGTGCGGGTAACCCCTGACATTTCCGCCCTGATCAAGAAGACCAATCTGCCGGCCGATTCGTTCCAGGTATTCGCCCAGGGCGCGCTCGGCGTCTCGCCGTTTGCCTCGGGCAGCCAGTTCACCTATCTGGCCGGCGGCGGCGTCTCCTACCGGCTGAATACCGCTTTGCAACTGTCGACGCTTGACGTTCACTGGCTGCGAGTGGGCACGCAGAACTCGTGGGAAGTCTCGAGCGGATTGACCTATTTCTTCAATCCGCAGGCCTCGCAGTCGATGGCGGTAAAGAGGATGTTTTTGCGGCGCGCGGCTCTCAAGAGCTGCAGGTAAGAGGTTCCGCGGACCAGCCGCATCGCCGCGGCCGGATCTATCCTCCGCCGGTCGTAGGCTGGCCCGCGGAGCATTTTGACGGGGAGAAGAGTTCATGCAACTCTCGCCACATTTTGCGGACACCGAGCTTGGGGTCGCCGGCTGCGAACAGCGGCTGATCGCGAACGCCACCGTGCTCTGCGAGAAACTGCTCGAGCCGGTGCGCGCGAAGTTTGGGTCGATCGCGGTCGACGACGGCTACCGCGACCCGGGGCACAACGCGCGCGTCGGTGGCGCTTGCGATTCGCAGCACCTGTACGAGGCCGGCAACGCGGCGGCAGACATTCGCGTGATCGTGCCAGTCACGGGCGGCCTGCAGACGGTGTTTGACTGGATCCGCTTGGACAGCAAACTGCCATTCGACCAGGTCATCCTCGAGTTCTCAAAGGGTGCGCCGGCCTGCGTGCACCTCAGTTACGACTCAGGCAAGGCCGCGCAACGCCGCGAGGCGCTGGTGGGTGAAACCAACGGGCAGGGGTCGTATACCCCGGCACAGGTGATATGAAACAGACGGGCCAGAGCAGGGCAACGAGGAGAGGGTAATGCAAAAGACAACCCAGTACGCCGCGCCCGTTGCTGGCGGCGCCGCAGTCATCGTTCGCACCACGCAGGTCTCGAGCCGGATCTCGCTGCAGGAGGACGCCTCGCTCAACGCCGGCGTGCTCCAGGGCTTCATCTACCGCCTCGCGACCATGCAGGGCAACGGCCTGTACGTGCTCGGCCCGCCGATTGCAGTGGGTCCGACGCAGGAGCCGGTGCTGATTGCCGGGTACCCCGGCGACCACCCACCCAACACGGTGCCCATCGGCAACGGCGGCAGCTCGCCGTTCCCGGTCTGCCCTGGCGGCCCGGTCACCCACGGCACCGTGATCTGCGTGGTGACGTCCAAGACCGCGTCCGCGATCCTGATCGATGCGACGGAGAATTGACGATGGCGAAACTGACCACGGCAACCCGCGACGCGCTGCCCGACTCGGCTTTTGCCATTCCCGAGAAGCGCGCCTATCCGATTCCCGACCGGAGCCACGGGGCGAACGCATTGTCGAGGGTGAGCGAGAACGGCACGCCGGAAGAGAAGGCCCGCGTGCGCGGCAAGGTCAAGCGGAAGTTTGACATGGTGAGCGCGCGGGAGAAGGCGAAGCGCAAGAAATAATGGTCGGCTGCCAGCACAACCCGGAGACGGCCTGCGAGGCGTGCCAGTTGAACTACGACCAGGCGATGCGCAGAAGCGCGCAGCACCTCCGACACGCGCGCAGCCTTGGTCTGACTAAGTTTGCGCCGCCAGGATGGGACATGAACATGGTCGCGTTGATCAGAGAGCTTGTGATTAAGAGCCGGCCGGTGCTCGGCACAGGCAACACTTCCGGAGCAGGCAAGATATGACCGCGCCCTGGCACGTTCGCGTTCGGGCCGGCTGGTACTCGGAGTTTCGCGAGCGCCGCGGCATTACCGCCGACTTCTTCCTGACCTTGATATGGGTCGGTGACAAGTGGCAGGATGCCGGAACGTCGGAGACCAGGCTGGGTGCCTGGCTGATGGGGATATTCGCATGAGATGGCCGTTGGTTTCGAGAGCGAGGCTGGACGCCGCAGAGGCCTGGGTAAGGATTGCCGAGAGCGCAACCGCCAAGGCCGAAGCCGCCCGCGAGCTGGCCGAGGCTCGCGACGCAGCGCTGATTGCGGCAGCAAACGCGCGGGCCGATACGGCCGAGCAGGAACGCCGGATCTTGACCGACCGCATCGCGCAACTGAGCGGACAGCCGCCGATCTATGAACGGGCGGTCGCGACTGCGGCCGCGCCGCCGGAATCTTCGGCGCCGGCCCCGAAGCGGCAGATCAGCTTTGACGACGTTCATGAGGCCGCGCGCACGGCGCTGGCCAACGGCACCTTTGCTTTGAACGGCAGGAGACCGAACTGATGGGTGCAAGCATCATCCCGGTTACGCTTCCAGGCTCAACTGGATCCAAGGTTGCCGCAATCTCAGGAGAGAACCCCGAGCAGCGCCCGGCCGAGAACCAGTGGATCGAGCTCGACCTCAGCGAAGAGGACATCAACCAGACCGTCTCGATCATCACCATGTACCGCAACCAGTGGTCGATGGACCGGCTGCAGCGCATGCGGATATGGATGAAGAACGTGCTGATGTATCGCGGCGTGCAGGTGCTGGACTGGAACGAGCAGGCCGGCAACTGGGTCGATTCGCTAGCCTGGTACCAGGGCTCGGACAAGGTGCGCCAGGGCGAGTCGACCGGCCTCGAGCGGTTTATTCACCCGGTCACCCTGATGCTCGGCCAGACCTTTATCGGCAACATGAGTCGCGAGGTGCCGATGACCATCGTGCGGCCGCAGGACGCGCGCGTGCTCGCCGACCTGACCACCGCCGAGGCCGCGCAGGACGCCATCGGCATCATCGAACGGCGCAACGGAATCCGGCAGATGACCCGCGGCGAGTTCGAGTTCCTCTACCTGTACGGCTCCTACTTCAAGTACACCCGCGGCGTGCTCGACGGCGCCTGGTCTGGCTACGACACGCAGCCGGTGCTGGGCGAGATGACGATCGACGTGCCCGAGCGCATGCACTGCCCAAAATGCGGCAAGGAAACGCCGCTCGATCAGCTCGGCGCCGGCGACGACACGAACTTTAGCTGCCCCGGGTGCTCGGCCAGGATGGGACCCCAGGACTATATGGAAGCCGGGCCGCCCAGAAACGTGCTCACCGTGACCGGAGTCCAGAAAATTCCGCGGGCCATGGTAAAGCAGTCAATCCACTCAGGCCTTGAGATCGACACCGACCCCCAGGCCAAGGATTTGGCCGGCGTGCCGCTGCTCGCGTTCGATATGGAGATCGACGTGGGCGAGGCGCGCATGATGTTCCCGGCGGCGTGGGAAGACATCAAGGAGGGCGCGGTCGCCTCCACCTCGTCGATCGCCGACTACGACCGGCTGCGCCGCAACGAGAGCTACTCGATGGGCACGGCCTACACCTCGGACACCGACCAGCAGCGGCCGACGTTCTCGCAGGTCTGGGTGCAGCCCATGGCCTACCGGCGCAAAGGCGACAAGGACTACGCCGACCGCATGACGGCGGCAGCGCCTGACGGGATCAAGATTTCGATGATCGGGTCCAAAGTCGTCGCGGTGAAGAAGGCCACGCTGGTCAAGGAGTGGACGCTCTGCCGGCTGCACGAGAAGTTTGGCGTGTACTCGATCTCGATCGCCGAAAACGTGGTCAGTTTCAACGAGCGGTTCAACTCCGCGATGCAGCTCTACGACGACTACATGATGCGGGCGGCCTGCGGGCTCAACCTGGTGGACGGCTCGAGGATCGACACCGACAAGTGGAAGGGCAACACGCTGGCCCCGGCGACGGTGCTGCCGGTGCCGATGAAGTTTGGCGCGGGCGACAAACGGCCGATGTCAGAAGCCTTCATGCACTTCGACATCCCCGTGAACCCGGGCCTCGCGCTCTACCCGCAGATGCTCTGGATGTTTGCGCAACTGCTGAACGGCATGCCGCCGCAACTGGCAGGCGCCGGCACCAACCCCGACGTTGAGACCTATGGCGGCCAGAATATGCAGCTCGGCCAGGCGAACCTGGGCATGGCCCCGTACTGGGAGAATGTGAAGGAGGAGCACGCACAGGCCGCCGAGAACGCAATCGAGTGCCTGCAAAAGCTGCTCAAGTGCGGCGCCGCGAAGGAGATATGGGAAGTCGTCGAAGACCAGGGCTCGCAGTTCCGCAACAATTACGTCAACCTCGAGAAGATGCGCGGCCGCGTTAAAGTCTACCCCGACGAGGACCAGGATATGCCGCTGACCGCCGAGCAGGAGCGCGAGAGTTTCGAGCACCTGATGGATGGGCTGACCAAGGGCAACCCGGCAGCGCAGCGCATCCTCGACGTGCCGGCGAACCAGGACACCATCGCCAGCCGTCTCTACCCGAACGTGGTCTCGCCGGTCAAGGCGCAGCGCGCCCAAACCCTCCAGGATGTGAACGTGCTGCTCGAGCAGCCGGGCATGCCGATAGAGATGCCGGACGGCTCGATCGGCGTGAAGCTGCCCGTCGAACCCTCCGTGCTCTGGGATTACTCGATCGTGATTCCGACCATTCAGGAGTTCATGATCGAAAACGCCGACCTGCGCGTCAAAAATCCCATCGGATGGTCGCAGGTCGAGCGCTACTTCGGCATGTGCCAGGACATGCAGACCACGCAGGGCGTGCGCAAAGCCAACCTCGAACTCAAGGTGCGCGCTGCCGGCCAGCCGCCGCCACCTCCGCCCGATCCAACACAGCAGGGCGCCCAGGCGGCCCTCAAGGAACTGCTGGGCAAGGCTCTGGCCATGGTTGACCGCGAGGTCGAGCTCGCCGAGCTGCCGCCCCAGGGCAAGAACGGGGCCATCGGCCCGCAGGTCACTGCTTCAAACAATGTCGTCAAGACCGCCCTCGACACTCTCAAGGTCGCCGGCGGAGCAAAATAAAACGGAGGAATGTCATGGACTTTGCAGCAATCAAGAAGGGCGACCCCGTGTTGTACGTGGTCGGTGGCGTTGGGTATCGCGCCGTTGCGCTCGGCAGTCCCGCAATCGGGATGCACGCCGGGTATAGGATGGTCAGCCATCACCTCAGCTTGATCTACCTGGACGAGGCCGGCGTGCCGTCAACCGTGACCGGAGCCCCGATGCTGATCGCAGCCGCGATTCGCCTGGGCGTTGCCGGCGAGTACGCGCGCCAGACCGCCGCAGCCCAGTTCCGGCCGGGCCCGGAACGCGACGAGGCCGCCAAGGACCTCGAGGCGCAGATGAACGCGAACCCCAGGGCCAGCGGCTGGCAGCCCTTCGACAAGGTTGAGGCCTTGCTCGCGCTGATCGCCGATCCCGATGTCGAGATGCACAAGGTGGCCTCGAACAGAATCGTCGAAGCCATTCAGGCGAGCGCGATGGCACGCGCGCTGCGCACACCGGGCGCCCTCGCCGAAGCCCTCAGCTCCGGCATCGTGAAGCAGCAACTCCCATCGGCCGAAGATCTCGACGCCGACGCGGCCGACAAGGCCGCCGCCGATGCAACGGCCGGCGGTGCGCAACCGGGTGAGGAGCCCCAGGCGCAGCCCGAGTCAGGCGTCGTCGTCGCCGAACCTCAGACCTTCGTCGACGAGGGCCAGACCCACCTCGAGCCGGAGGCGGTCGCCGAGACCATGGAAGCGCAGCCGGAAAATGAGCCCGAACCCGAGCCCGAAGCGGTTGCCGAGAGTTTCCTCGACGCCGTCGACGACGCCGGGGATCCAGAGGCAGGCGGCAAGCCGGTAGAAGAGCAGCAATAAACGGACAGGCACCCGGCCCCGCCTTCAAAAGCGGGGCCGGGGCAACCAGCAGGACCAACGGCCGCCGCGGCGGCCAACTCGAAACGAGGAAAAGATGGCAAGTCCAGTCGTACCAGCAGCGCCAGCAGCAGCACCGGCAGCAGCTCCAGCGGCCCCCGCGGCCGCTCCATCCTCTGCGCCGTCTAGTCAGGCCCCCGCAGCACCAGCAGCGCCCCCAGCAGCCCCCGCAGCCCCAGGCGCGGCGCCCGCTGCTCCAGCAGCCGCACCGGCAGCACCCGCGGCAGCGGCAGCCGGCGAGAAGCCGAAAAACACCGACTTCCCAGGCAACCGCGATGGGCAGGTCGAGTTCTTGCGCAAACTCAGAGAGTGGGAAGCCGCGCAGCCCGCGCCAGGCGCGGCACCGGCAGCCGAACCAGCGAAGCCGCCAGCCCAGGCCGTAGCCGACCAGCTCGGCGCGCAGCCGGCCGATGGCGCCAAGCCCGGCGAGCCAGCCAAACCGGGCGAGGCAGCCGCACCGGCAGCGCCGGAAGCAGCGCCGCCAACCCCGAAGCAACTGGCGGACCTACTCACAGCGAAGCCCGAGCGGCAGGCCTTCCTCGACGCCGACCCGGAGTTCAAGGGTCAGGTCTTCTCGATGGCCCGCAAACTCGCCGGCGCCGAAGAGGTGCTGGCCCTGGTACCAACCAAAGCCGACGCCGAGTTCATGCAGGAAAACTCGGCGGCCATGGTGGGATTGAAGGCCGCCTCGATGCGCCTGTCGGTTGCTCCGGAGACGGCGCCGCAGGTGCTCGAGATGCTCGACTCGCAGTTCGCCGTGGTAGGGGCCGACGGCAGGCCGGTGATGGGAGCCGATGGCAAACCAACCTATGCGGCGGACCGCAAGCCGTTCATCGACGCCGTGGTGGGCCGCGAAGTGACGAGCATCCACGCCGACATGACGGCAAAGATCGCGGCACTCAAGGCCAAGGTGGACACCGGCGTCTATCCGAACGAGCAAGCGCGCTCGATGGATCAGCGCCGGCTCGACCGGCTCGAATACGCCCAGATGTGGGCCGAGATCGCGCCCCTGATCATGAGCGGCGAATACTTCGCCGACGAAGCGCCGGAGATTCCGGCCGACGCGACGCCCGAGTTCAAACAGTGGGCCACCGAGGAAGCGGCGCGGTTGACGAGGGAACGCGAGGAGTTGGCCGGCAGGAAGGCCGGAGCAACCAAGGAAACCAGGGCGGCCGAGAACGCGACGTTCCAGTCTGCCGTGCGCAGCGACATGGGAAGCTCGGCCGGCAAGGTGATCGGCGAGCGCCTGAAAGAGGCGATCGACGGGGGCACCTACATCCCCGAGTTCTACCTGCAGCAGAAATACGTGGGCGCCGACGGCCAGGAAACCAAGACCGCAGACATCGTGGTCAGAATCTTCACGGCCTTCGAGAACGCGCTGATGCAGCCTGGCTCAAGGACGCTGCTCGAGATTGCGCAGCACGAACTGCTGCCGCAGAACGATCAAACCCGCAAGATGCGCGCCGACTGGTACCAGCGCAAGGCCGCGGACCTGATCCCCGGCCTGGTGACCAAAGAGATCGAGCGGATCCAGAATCTGGTGAAACTCGACGCTGACAAACAGGCGCAAAGATTGGGCGCGCGGACCGCCGCAGTCCAGCCGGAGCCGACGAGCGCGAGCTCGGCGCTGCCGCAGGGCGCGACCGAAGCGCAACTGATGACCAAGGCCGAAGAACTGGCCAAGGCCGACCCTGGTTTCCCAGGGGCAAGCCCGGGCGACAAGCAGGCCCGGATCATCACCCAGTATCACCGGCTGCGTTCGGGCCGGAAGTAAGCATCGGGAGCAGACAAGAGTTCGGTCACCGTGTAACCGCCTACCGGGGGCGTCAGACCACCATGGGCTCGACTCTGTTCCACTTCGCAGGGCAATTCGCAGGGCAACGCCAGAACCGAACCACCGGCCGCAATGATGCGGCCGTGTGCACAACCAACGCGAGTGAGCCCGAGCCTGCCCGGTTTTGACGGCAGCAAGGATGCCAGACCATGGCAATTCAGGATTTTGCAACCGCAGTCGCCCAGGCGCCCCTGGACCTGCAGGTTGTGCAACGCGACATTGAGCTGACCCAGAACATGGACTCGATTCTCGAGAAAATGTTCTCGACAGCTACGAAAGAAGCCGGCGAAATCGGCGAGCAGGACTTCCGTCACCCGATCCAGTTCAACATCGGCGGGCACACCGGAGGCTACCAGCCGGACGGCGGCATCTACCCCAAGGGCTTCGGCCCCGGCTACGCGGAGTTCATCATCGCTCCCGTGCCCATGACCTCGGCGTTTGCGGCGACCGAGTTGATGCAGCGCATCGCCAAGGGCGGCGCGCAGGTGACCGCGATCGACCCCGTCGCGCGCATGGTCGCCGACGCCAAAGTGAAGCAGGGCCATGACCGCGACACCTACCTCCAGACCTATAACAACGGTGTGGTGGGAACCGTGGACGCGAGCTATGCCGGCCTGCTCAACGTGGTGCCGATGGCAAACATCAGTTTCGGTGCGCGCCTGATCGACATCTATGAGAAGTACCAGGTCACCGACCCCGCGCTCAACGTGGTCGGCACCGTGGTCGTCACCGACAAGCAATCGAACTCGATCGGCGCCGGCGACACCGTCACCCTGGACAACGTGCCGGCTGGCCTGGCCGCGGGATACAACTTCATCCCGACCGGCCTGACCACAGGCGCGCCGCTCTGGGTGCAGGGGTTGCAGTACATCGTCGACCCCTCGAACGCCGGAGACTACGACGGCGTGGACCGCTCGATCTCCTGGGTCCAGGCGCCGGCGCTCAACGCGACCAACGGCACCCTGACCCTGGGCACGGTCTCGATCTTCAAGGCCCGCCAGCAGCAGGCGATTGGCACGGAAAACTGGGACGACGCCGGAAACGACGCCTTCTGGTACACCCACCTGTCGCAGGCGAGCTCGGCCGAGATCCTCGGGTTCGCGAAAAGCACGTATTTCCTGGCGGACGGCAAGCCGGCGAACTACGACATCGGCCCCAACACCATGGGCAAGTGGAAGATCTCCGGCCGCGACGTCATCACCGAGTCGACGGCGGCGATCGACAAGCTCTACTCGCTCCGCAAGTCGGGCCTGCGCTCGGTCCGCTATCCCGGTTCGCAGCGGTTCATCCCGTTCGCGGGCTCGGGTTCGCTCTGGTGGCCGCGCATGGACCAGAATGGCAACTGGCTGAGCGAGTACGACATCATCTACCAGGACTCCGCGAACTACTACGGAAAGATTCCCTGGTGGAACGGTGTGATCCACACGCTGGCCATCAACCCCGCGTTCCAGGACGCGGTCTAGCTGAAATAAAAAGCGGAATAAATTGTGTCCGCTTTTACAAACTAGGCGGGGCGGCTTCGGCCGCCTCGCACTGAATCGAGGACCAGGATGAGCAAATCAAAGCGGCCTTACGCGCCCTATCCAGTCTGTGGACTCTGCGGCGGCCTTCACTTTGGATCGGTGCGCTGCCCGTTGCTTTCGGCAGATACCTGTCGCTCCTGCGAGCTGCCGATCTTTGAGAACCAGCCGCGCTTCTTTGGTGACGCCAGCACACCCGCATACGGCCAGGTGTTTTGCGAAACCTGCGCCGGCAAGCGCTCCGACGTCTATCGTTCGGCAACGGTGCCCGCCTAGTGGATCCGCACGCACACGCCAACCGGAACGTGCCAGGCGAGATACGCCGGGAGATCACCCGCTACGGCGGCCTCAATCCCTTCGCCCGGCCCTCCTGGCGCGTGGTGTGGGCTGAGAATGTGCTCGAGCAGACGTTCGGCTCGATGCGGCACATGCCGCGCGTGGGCGACGACATCGACCTCGCCGAGGTGGAAGCGCTCGAGCCGCAGTTCTTTGAATCTGGCGAGTTGTGGATTCCGCGCTATCAGAACCGCGGCGCGATCCTTGAGCGCTGGTTTCCGGCCTCAGCCTGGGGTTCCCAGATTACCTGGGAGTCTGAGGTCGCAGAGGACGGCGTGACGCGGCTCAAAGGGGAGTGGCCGAGGCATGGTGACTACTTCATGGTGGGCGACGAGTTCTACGCCGAGATGCCGTCGGCGGGCTTTTGGAAGGACAAGATTCAGCTCGAGCTGCGCCGGATGGCGAACGCCCCGGTCGACCCCGCGACCTATCTGGCGAACTGCCTGCACATTGAGAGGTCGGCGGAGGCAATGCGGCGCGAGGCCTTTATCGAGGAAGTCAATCATATCCACCGGCACGAGGTTGAGCCGATGCTCGCGACCGTGGGCACCACGGCGCAGCGGGTGCGCGACGAGCTGATGGATTCGCTGGGCATGGAAGGGCACCTCGCCGCCGGTTGAGCGGCCGAGGGAAACATCAACGGCCGCCGCGGCGGCCAACACGAGCAGGGCAAGGAGAAACAAGGTTATGGCCATCACGCCAGGGCAGGAAGCTGTCGGAGCCGCGCAGTCAGCGTTTGCGGACGCCGCCAGAGCGAAGAGAGAAGAGCTTATCGAGAGCGGGCAGTGCGACCCGTTCACAGTCGTCAACTTTAACCCGCCGCCGCTCAGGCTGCAGGGCGAACTGATGCGCTACTGCGTCTGGAGCCCGGAAGACGACCGGCTGCCGCCCGGAGAGCACGGCATGCGGGTCACGCTACCCTACGACGGCCGCGACCGCATCGGCCACGTTCTGACCGTGCGCGAGCCGCACATCTACGGCAAAAACGTCGGCGCGACCTGGTACCAGGGCGGAGGCCCGGGCGACGCCATCCCGCAGCGCGAGCCGCTCTACTTTACCCCCTGCGCGATCGCCTACAGTTTTCTCGAGCATTTCTCGCCGATCTTCGCGACCGGCGCCGACGGCAAGGCAGCACCGCCGCCCAAGGACGCGCGCAAGATGTTCGGGGTGCTGGCCTTCAAGGGCGACATTCACCTGCTCGCCCGGCTCTCCGAAGAAAAGGATGTGACCAAGCGCGTGATCGAGGTGCCGTTGGCGATTCTCGCGACATCGGGCAAGCTGGTGACGCGCCGCTACCGCACCGTCAAGTGGAACCTCGACGACTACCTGGCCAAGATGTTCGACGGCCAGCTTCGCTACGCGGACGCCGTGATCTCGAGGGCGCAGCAACGCTTCAATGGCACCGAGGAGGACCGCAAGGACATCTCGGTGTCGGATCGCGTCTGGTACCGTTGGGCGATCAGGCTGGGCTACGCGCCGCCGCCGAAGCCGGGCGAGCGCACCTGGCTAAACGAACTGCTGACCCTGACGACAGCCGAGACGGCCAGCGTTCCGAGCGGCCTGCGCAAGTGCCAGTCTTGCCGGACTGCGGAACCGGAACCTGAGACACCGTTCTGCCCGAAGTGCGGGGCGCCGATCAATACCTTCGATACCTTCATGGCCGGCTTCCCGGTCGCCGAGGCCTGGCTAATGGCGCTCAAGGGCGAGGAGCGCGACATTGTGCTCGCCGAACTTGAGATTCGGAAACAGGGTTTCGGGGGTTCGCCGGCACCGCCAATCGCCGCCGTCGTTTCGGGCGGGCGGCCACTCACGGGCGCCGCAAAAAAGGCGGCCGAGGCCAAGGCGGCAAGAGCGGCAGCGGCCGACCATATCCCGGCGGCAGCGACCACAGCCATGGTCGGCGAAGAGTAAAGGGGGAGGAGTAAGTTGAATACTCTCTTTGATGTGAAGAAGACGGTGCGGTCGCTGGTGGGCGACGATCAGGCAGACTGGACGCCGGACGGCTATCTGGTGCCTAAAATCCAGTTCGCCTATCGCACCCAGACTCTTTACATCAAGCGGGCGACGGGGTCGAACCTCGAGCAACTGGTCGAGATCCCGAACGCCAACGATCCCAACACCAACCCGACCAACCAGGGGCTCACCTCGCTCGCAGGCTTCGAGCAGCCGGGCGGGCCCCTGGAGGGTCTCTATGAACCGCTCTATCTGTGGTGGAAGCCGGCCGGCGCGCCTGAGTATCAGTACCGCGAGGCCTTTGAGAAGAAGACGCTGCCGTTCCCCTACCCGGTGAGTTCGATGGCGACAGCCATGTACTTCACCTGGAGGGCGGCGACGCTTTTCGTCACCCCGGTCAACATGCCGATCGACATCCTCGTCGACGGCCGGTTTAATCCGCCGGCCCTGACCAAGGACGAGCAGGTGCTGGTCGTCGACCCGGACATGGAAGTGCCGCTCACGATGGCGACGCTGGGCCTGGTGGGCATTGAGGCAGGCAACTCCGGCTACACACAGGCCGCGGTCGACACGGTCGAGGCAGCCGCGGACGACATCGTTGCCAAGCTGATACGGCAAAAGCAGGGTTACACGGCGCGCGCCGGCTCAAACGCCCGGCGGCAGCGCGGTGCGGGGTGGTGGTGGTGGTGAGTCATCGGGGGCACTTTGTGCCCGCCGACCAGGCCGAGAAATGCTCGGACTGCGGCAGTGAGATTCGGCAGGACGCGCTGATGATGCCCGTCGGCAGAGGCCGGCGGCGCGAGGTTTGTTGTGAAAAATGTGGCAAGCGGCGGCTCGAGCAAGAGGAGCCGGAAGAAGAGCAGCACCCAGCAGGGCGACTTCAACGAAGGAAGTGAAAAATGAACGCATTGTCCATGGCGCAAGCGAGCCCGGCATCGAACCCGGACCGCAACATCGTCTCGATCGCCGTCACCGGCGCCTATATCCAGGGAACCGCCGACAACCTGCCTTTGAACGCGATCAAGGACCCCAAGGCCATTGGCCAGGTTCCGCAACCGAACCCGGGCCAGAACCCGCCCCCGGTCTCGCCGCGCTGGTTTGGCTTTGCCGGTGGCTACTATGCCCAGGTGCAGCGCACCGTTGCCGGCGGCGTTACGTCCTTCGGCCTGCGCTGGTATGCCTCAGAGGGCGCCGAGCTGGCTTCGGCGAACTATCCCGACGCGATTTTGAACGGCGAGCACTTCCTTGAGATCCTGGTCAACACGCAGCAGAACTCGTAGGTCGCTCACGGAAGCGAGGAGCGGCCCGTGCCAGTATTCTCAGGAGTTCCGGTTGCCATTTCGCGCATGCTCGGGCAGGTGGATCAGGACGATCCGACCAACCTGCCCGCCGGATGCGCGGCGGTCTGCCGCAACACAGACTTTACCCGTGATTCGACGGGCGGAGCTCTGTCGGCGGCGACGCGGGCCGGAAACTGCCTGATCATGCAGGGCGCCGCGGCGCCCGGCACCGGGTTCTGGGACTTCCAGTATCAGTCGCTCTCGGCGACCGATCCCTTTTTCCAGCAGATGCTGCGCTTTACATCTTCTGGAATTCTGGAACGCGAGTCTCCCATAGGCTCTGGCCGGTTGATCCCGGTGCCCGCCGGCGTGTTTGAGCTGCCGACGGCCAGCCACAAGATCGACACCCAGGCCGGTAATCGGGTCTGGAGCGCCTACTCGGACCTCAAGACGCCGACGGCCGGACTCTCCTGCTACAACCCCAAGACCCTCACTCTTGACCCCCTAGGCATGAAGCCCTACGGGTGGCAGTGGCTGCCGATCACGCCGGCCATATACAAGGGCGAGGTCGCCTGCCCTTCAAACTCGAACTCTGGCCGGCAGGGCAACGGCCATACCTACCAGGCCCAGAACAACGGCGCGACCGGACCCCTCGAGCCGGTCTGGCCGACCGGGCCAGCCTCCGAAGGCGCGGAGGTCATCGAGGTGCTCTCGCCGGCCCAGGTTGCGGCAGGCCTTGTGCCGGTGACCTGGAAAGAATTGACCATGGTCATCGCGAACCGGCTGCCGGAGCCTCCGGCCCCGGTCCTCGCGCTGATCAATGCCGGTGGCACCTTCGCCGCCAACCGCACCGTCTATATCTTCCTCACCTTCACCAACGGCATGGGCGAGACCGTCGCCGGCGCCGTGGCCTCGATCACCACCACGGCCATCAACCAGGGCGTCCAGGTCACGATTCCTGCGCTTGCCGATCTTCCTGGCTGGCTCGGGCAGCTCAAACCGCCTTACGCGATCACCGGCGTCAATGTCTACGAAGCCGATGTGGCCTTCGCAACGCCGGCTCCGCCACAGGCCGCCTACGAACTCGCCCTGTCCTCGGCCCTCGGCGCAACGCCCATCGTGACTGCGACCGCGGTCGGCGCGGCGGCGCCAACCATCAACAGCGCCCGCATCACCAGGGGCCAACTGCCGACGCCATCGCAGGCCGCCCCGCTCACCCGCAACCCGGGCGCCGGGGCGTTTGTTGCCGGCCGCGACGTGTGGATCCGCCTGAGCTATTCAAACTCAAGCGGGGAGACGCCACTCGGCCCGTCGTCGTCGATCGTGAATACCCTGCTTAACGATGAGGTCCAGGTGTCGCTCGCCGAGCTCGCCGACGCCCAGCAGTATCCGCAACTGGTCACCGTGAACGTCTACGAGGCCGACGTCGCGACCGGCACAGCCGAGCCGCCGATCTCGGCCTACGCACTTTCGGCCACGTCCCAGGTCGGCCAGACTGTTCCCGTCGACAACACTGCCGCGGGTCCGATGTCTGTGACCGTGAACGGCACCGGGCCGGGCGGCGACATCGTGGCCGACACCGCCGACGGCGGGATCAACAAGACCCAGGGCTACAGGTACGCAGTGCCGTCCTGGATCAATCGCAACCAGACGTTCTCGGGCTTTACCGAGGCCGCAGTGTCGAAGTACATCGTCGACGAGGCAGGCTGGGAGATCGCAGTCTTCAACGTGCCCCTCGGCCCCGTAAATATCATCGGCCGGGCCATCAACTGGAGCGTCGCCGACTCGACCCAGTCAGGGCCGTTCTGGTGGGTTGGCACGGTCAACCTGCAGGTGCCGACCCAGAACCAGGTTTACCCGAAGAGCTTCCTCTCGGACGGGGTCACCATCATCCCGACCGTAATCCTCGACAACGTGACGACGACGGGCACGTTTAACTTCTCCGACACCTACCTCGAGTCCGCGAACAACTCGACCGACCGGCTTCGGGTTCAGGCGCCGCCGGCGGGCGTGCGCGTCGACTTCCTCACCACCTGCAACCGGATCTCAGTGTGCGGCGCGCCGGGCTTTACAACCGGGCCGGTGATCGGCCTTTTTGGGGAGTACGAGAGCATCTACGCCGACACCAGCCCGCTGCCTCTGCTCACCCAATGCGGCGAGGTGTGCTGGGGGTTGATCGAATTTCGCAACGCCATCTATGCCATGCGTTCGCAGTCGGCCATCGTGATCACGCCTGGCACCGGCGACCCCGTCACCTGGGACGCAAAAACGCGCTGGGGTCCGTCGCAGGATGCTGAGGGCGTGGGGCCGTGCGGCCCGCGCGCCTTCGCCTGCAACCATCAGTTCATCGCCTTCGTGCACCGCTCCGGCCTCTACAAATACGACGGCACGGGCGACCCCGACCTGATGACCAAGGAAGTGCCGCGCGAGTGGGCGACGATCAACTGGGCGGCCGCAGAGACCATCGCGCTGATGATCGACAACGATACCCACACGGTGCGCATCCAGGTGCCGACCGGCAACTCGCCGACGCCGAACCAGGAGTTCACCCTGAGTTTTCTTGAGGGCTGGCTCAACCCGATCCACTTCTCGACCTACGCGCAAAAGGAGGTCTCGCAGGAGGCCTCGCGGCGCTGGGCCTTCAACGATGTTTCAGCCTTCATCTGCCGACGGATCCAGCGCGTGGTGGCGAACCCTCCGCCGCTGCCTCTCGGCCCGGACGGCACCGACCAGACTTCGAGCGACTTCTACCAGTCGCAACTGGTCTACACCCAGACCGACCCCAGCGGCATCGTGAACGCGCGCACACCGGGCCGCTTCGACGACAACGGCGCCGGCATCGACTGGAAGTACCAGACGGTCTCGGCCAAGCAAATGCAGAAACCGTCGAAGCCCGAGGGCGTCGTCACCACCTGCGTGGGCTTTGGCGACATCAACGTGAGTTTTCTCTCGGGCCGCAACAAGGTGACCGACATCAACGGGCCGAAGAAGATGCTGCGCTGCCGGCCGATGTCTCTCACGCCGCAGGGCCAGGTCGATTTGACCAGGAAGCCGGGCCGCGGCGTCACCGATGAATACTGGAGCGTGCTCTACGACAACGGCAAGACGCCAGGCTCCTGGGCCAGCGTCAAGGGACTTACCGCCTACATCATCCCGGTCAAGGTCGCGCGCGGATCGTTCGACGCGGGGAATGGATAACCATGAGCACGATACCCCCCAATGACTTCGCGCTGATTGAATCGCTGGTCGGCAAGCTGCCGCGGGCGACCCAGGAGGACGCGCGCAATCTCTTCCAGGGATGGAGCGCGCAGATCGCCAAGGTCTCGGGCACGGTTGGCGTGACCCAGGGGTCGGACCAGCAGAACGCGGCGCCGCCGCCGCAAGGATCGATCGCGGTCGAGGGGTCAAACGGCACGTTTACCGTGACCATCACGCCGCCCAAACTCACGCAGCCGGCAACGCTCTGGAATCGGGTGAGCTATTCGACGGTGAAGGGATTTACGAGCGGCGTCACGGTGCTCGAGCCGACGACGGCGACGAGCATTGTCTTGAACCTGCCCGGCCGCACGTTGTTCTTCCGGCTCGAGTCGAGTTTCAATAAACAGGTCTGGAACCAGGCCATACTGGCTTCGCAGTCGGCGATCGAGGCCGGTCTGGTGTCGAGCGCGGCCACCTCCGACGGCGGGGCCTTCAACCAGACCAATCTGGGCGTCGTAACCAGCGTGGCGGTCGGCGCGACGGTAGCCGTCGAGATTCAGGGAGCCGCAGGGCCGCTGACCTCGATGCCAACCTTGAAGGGCGGGGCACAGGGCGTGCTGCCGGCGGCGGTAATCGTCGGTGTGCCGCCAGGATCGACGCAGTTTGTCGGTCGCAGCCGCCAGGGCTACGTCTTGCGACCGACACTGGGCTCGCTGCTCGAGGACGGCATCACGCCGATCGGCAAGGTGAGCGTGGTCGGTACCGGCACGCCGGTGCCGCCGGTGATTGTGCCGATCATCTCGGGCGGCCAGATCATCGGCTACAACGTGACGTTTGGCGGGTCTGGCGCGAGTGCCGATTACGTTCTGGCTCTCGCGACCTTCGGCCCAGGAACGGGCGCGACCTTCGGGGCGCAGACCATCGTGGGCGGCGTGCTGATCTCGGTCGCACCAGGCAACCCTGGAACGCTCTATCCGGGCGGTACGACGGTCGTCGTCTCGGGCGGCGTGTTCCCGGGCGCGCAGGGCGGCGGCACGGCAGCGGCCGGCAACGGCGGGAGGTTGACAAACGTATGAGCTGGGAACGCGAATATCACCACATGAACCTCGACGCCGGCATGCACAAAGTGGGTCTGATCGAGCGTGGCGTGCACACGGAGTCGGGCCAGCCGGCGCGCCTCGAGCTGCACTTTTGGATGGGCACCGGAGCCTTCGAGTACCACGTCGGGCCGAACACGGTCAGGATCAAGCTGGGCGGAGATTTCTCGATCGAGCCGGACGGAACGCTCAGGGACTCAGCCGGCAACGTCTTCGACCCGCGGGAGTTCGAGCGGCACCTTCTCGAGCGCCTCAACCATCACCACGCGGCGCTTCGGGCCTACGCCAGAAAACACAACGTGCCGGAGTTCAAGGCTTTGCCTCATGCCCGTATGTGAGTATCGAGTCCGGATGATGGAGCCCAAAGATCTGCCGGCGCTATGGCGAGCGGCGGCGGCGCAGAACCGGAGGGACGGAACGAGTTACCCTTTTCCGCCGGTGTTTGAAATGAGGGACGGCCACCCAGACCTGGGCCGCAGGCTTCCGAACGTGGCGCTGGCGCTGGTGACCGAAGCAAGGACGGGAGACCGGCCCTGGCGAGTGCGCTGCGGCCATGTTTTCCTGCGCACCATCGAGGTGATGAGCTTCGGCGGCGGTCGCGAGGAGATGGAGTTTTCGATGGGTCACATCCCCATGGCGCTCCAGCTTCTCAAAGAACGGGGTTACGACGACGCGCACGCTTTTGTGCCGCGCCAGCGCGCGACGCCGGAGTTGATTGAAGTGCTCGGCGAGCAGGGCATGAAACAGATTGACCATCGCTTGGCCCATTTTTTTCGCGGGCTTTGAAAGGAACCGACTATGAGTAGAGGCCAGGAAGCGCAGGTTTTGTCGACCGCCGAGCAGCAGAACCAGACGTTCAACCAGAACGCCCAGCAGAGCTACACCGGCGCTCAGACGGGTGTGCAGGACTACGAAAACCAGCTCTCCCAATATGCCTCGGCCAACCCCTACAAAGCCGGCGGAGAGTTCGAGACCTCGCAGAACAAGGTGCTCGCCAATACTTCGGACGCGGCTGCCGCGGCGGCCGGCCAGGCCATGCAGGGGGCAGCCGTGCGCACGGGACAGAACGCAGCGCCGGCGATCGCTGCGACCCAGGCCGATGAGCAGTCCAACGAGCGCACGCTCTCGGGCCAACAGGCGCAGCAGAACGCCGAGCGGATCTCAAACGAAGCCGCCTACAACAAAGGCACGCTCCAGGCGAGCGAGGTGCCGGCAAGCCTGGAGACGACATTAAGCGGCCAGCAGGCCGGCGCCGGCAACACCTCGCTCGAAACCGGCCAAAAGGCGGCAGAGGAACCTAGCTTCCTGGATGAACTCGGCAACGCGGCCGTTTCGGGCTTCGGAGCTCTCGCCCAAGGCCTCGGAAAATCAGCCGCAGGAGGCATCGCGACCGCAGTCGGTGGATGCTGGATTGCGGCGCGGCTCTGGGATGGGTGGGGCAGCCGGCGCACGGTGCTCTTCCGGCTCTGGCTGGCCTTCAAATTCAGCAGGACCTGGCACGGCCGGGTCGTCGCGGCCGCCTACGCGCGCTGGGGGGAGCGGATTGCGGACCAGTGGATGCCGCGGTCGAGGGCAGTTTCGTGGGTGCTGCGGCATGTCTTTGAGGCCGGCCTGGGCAGCGCTTCGCTGTGGCTGATCGGCGCCGAGGGCTCAAACCTCTGGCGATCGTACTGGAACCTCGAGAAGGTGGTGCGGGGTAAGCCGTTTGCCGAAGGCTTCACCGAGCGCGACATTTCTAACCACGTTTTAAAGTGCCTCCTCGAGTGGCACGCAGGACAAAAGGCGGTCATAAAAACAGCCGGCGGCCGGTTCATCGCAAGAGTTCTCGCCGACTCGAAAGGGGCACGCTGATGGCTGACGACTGGACAGACTGGGCAGACGGCAGCGACCTGGCCTCAATGAGCCGGAGTTCTGCGCCGCTCGCGGCGGCCGGATACGACCCAGACGAACTACGCGCAAACCCGGGCAAGGCCTCCGCCGCATTGAGCCAACTCTCGGGCCCGTATAAGGCCGCCAGCGATGAAAGGAACGCCAGCGCGCAGGCCGTGCAGATTGCGCAGGCAACCCCTCCGCCGACCCCCGAACCGGCCGCTCCGGCTGCTGCTCCGCAGCCAGCGGCTGCCGATCCGGATCCACGCTTTCAGGATCCTCCAGGCTCGCCGGCCAGGCCCGTACTCCACACGAGGCCCCAGCCCGGCCAGCCGGCCGCCCCGCCGCCAGAGACGCTGGGACCAGCAGCCACGGCGCCCGACCCGGCCGCACCCAATCCGAACCCATCGAACCCCGCGGCGCCCGCACCGGCTGGCGCGGCACCTTGGGCAGGCTACGCCCAAAAGGGTCTCGAGGGCGAGCTCTCGATCGCCGACCAGAATCGGCAAGCCTTCCAGGCCGAACCCGCAGCGCCCGACACCACGGCGATCGACACGAAAATCGAGACCGATTCAATCCCCACCAATCCCAGGGCGACAGATCCGGTGACTGGCAAACCGCTTTACAAGGATAGTTTCGGGGGCACAGTCGGCCGCGTGTTCAAGAACTTCGCCGAGGGCTTTGGCGGCCACCCCGATCAGGCGACGCCCTACGGCTCGCCAAACAAGGACTACACCGAGGACGAGCAACTGCGGCAGGGAACACTCGCCCAGGACCAGCAGCGCAAGGCCGACATCATCGCGCGCTTCAACGCGGCGACCTCGGCAATTCGGGACAAGGGCAAGGATCTCCAGACCGTTGCGCCCGACTATGCACACGTCGGCACCACGGCGGCGGACCTGGTGAAGACCCAAGCCACGGCCGACCAGAACACCCCCGAGGCAAAGGCAGCCGTCAAGACGGCCGAGACCAATGCCGAGTGGGCAGCCAAGTACAAACAGTGGGATGCTGAAGCGACCAGGCTCGGCCTCAAGGGCCAGTACGCCGCTTTCTACCGCGCCAACGGCCGGCTTTTCGACCCACGGCAGGCCACCGCCGAGGAGACGGCCCGGGCGCAGGCCCTGCGGGCATGGGAGCGCGACCCGGCCAACCGCGGCAAGCAACCGACGCTCGACGACCTCAACCAGATCAACCAGGTGGCCGGCGGCCGGGAGAAGGAGCCGCCAAGCGCAACGCCGCCGGATACTGTCAAGGCTGCGGCCGACGACGGCATGAGCAAGATCACGGAGTTCACCAGCACCTGGAAGCGACAGCCAAACGGCAACTATCGCACCACGGTGCCGGGAAAGTTCGATTCAATCACCGGCACCGAGTACGACGCCAAGGTCACAAAGTTGCGCCAGGACGCGAACGCGAAGCTAGCGAAGGACGGCTGGATGATCGACCCGCAGGGCCAACTGGTGCAGTCGCCGGCCGCGGCCGCCGCGACGAGCCGCAAGGCACCGCGGCAGCCCGCCCCCGAGGGGCTGCGCCGGCAGGCACCCGACGGTCACATTGAAGTAAAGCGAGGCGGTAAATGGGTCGCCGAGTCGCGACCCGGGCAATAATGGACGACCAGGACCAACAGCAGTATTCGGACGTGCCCGACGGCTACAAGGTGCTGCCGCCGGCTGGATCGGACACCCAGCCGCAGCAGTATTCCGACGTGCCCGACGGCTACAAGGTGCTGCCACCGGCGGCGCCGGCCCAGGCTCCGCCTGCCGCAGCTCCTCAGGCGCCAGCGCAACCCGTACAGCCCCAAGGCCAGAGGCCCACAGTCGACTCGATCACGCCGGCGCCGCGGCAGACCAGCATCTTAGAGCCGCAGTTTCTCCCTGGCGGCCAGTACAAGCCGCCGACACCGGCGGCCATGCCTCCAGGGTTGCGCCTGACACGCCAGCCAGGCGCGGAGATGGAGACCCCGCAGGAGGCCGCCGACTACGAGGACGTGCCCAAGGGCTACAAGGTGTTGCCGCCATTGAAAGGGGCGAACTCGCCAGCCGCTGGGTTGCCGGCTTTCACCGCCGAACGGCAGGCACAACAGATCGACATCAACCGCGCGACGCTGCCGACTGAACTCGTGCCGCTGAAACCCCTTATACCTGAAAAGATGGAACTTGCCGGGCCGGCGGCAGAGGGCTTTTCCCGGGCACCAGCCAGCGCACCGCCGCGCAACATGCAGGAGCAGATTCAGCAGGAGGCGGCGCTTCCTAGAGAGCCATTCGAAGCGACAACCGCAACGCCGCTCAAACCGGCCCGCGCAGTGGCCCACCCGGGAGCGCTCGAGGCCGCGCCAACGAAAGGACTTTTTGGCCGCGCCTGGGATGCGATCCGCGAACTACCCTACCCAAGCGGTGACGGCACGCTCGGTAGGGAGATGGACAGGGCGGAGGACAACGCCAAACAGGCTACAGCGACGGTGCGCAATATCGGGACGAACGTCGCGGGGATTCCGGCCGCTCTAGCCGCTAATCCCATAACCGGAAAACCCCTGCTCACGCGGGCCGTGGACATGCTCGACGCGCTCGACAAAAAATCACCCATGTTTGGGCGGACAACGCCAGAAGAGTACAAGCGGCTTCTGATCTCTGCGGGGATGCCTCCGGACCAGGCAGAGCGCCAGAAGAACATGGAAAACGCAACTGATCCGCTGCGCGAAGCGATCGACACTTACAAGTCCGGCGACCCTGATCAGATTGCAAAGATTCAAGACCGCGGCCTCTCGGTGGCGAACGTCCTGCGCGGCATGGGCGGTGGCGCGAGACAGGTTGCGGACGGGCTGACAACCCCGGAAAATCTTGCCCTGATGTATGCGCTTGGATCATCGTCGGTGCCGCGGGCAGTGAGGATCCTTGGCGGTATGGGTTTTGCCGCCGGCATGGCCAAGGAAGCAGTGCAGCAGTTCAACCTGGGTTACGACGCCTATAAAAAGGGCGATGTGATCACAGCCACCCAGGCCTGGACGGCGGCCCCTGCTGATGCTCTGTTTGCCTTACTGACGGGCGCGCACCTGGCTGGCGTGCGCACGTATGAAGGAGCCTACGGGGAGCACGGCCTGCGCGCTGGTGCCGGACCCATAGAGGGCCAGGTCGGCTACAGGCCAGCCTACCGGGAGCCGGGCCCCACGGGCAGCTACAGCCCCGAGGAGGGCAGCGTCGTCGTCCCGGGCACGCCTACGGCCAAGGTCAGGGTTGGCGCCGCTGAGGCCACCTACGGCCGTCCAGGTGGCCCTGCGGTCGCACCGACCCCGACAGCGCCGGCAGAGCTCACCGCCGGCGGCGGCGAGAATGTTCCACGGGGAACATCGGTGCCGAATAACCCGGCAGCGCCTGCGGGCACTGCCGGCGAACCAGTCAAACCAATTGGCGCGGTCGAGCCAGAGACCGAGCGGCCCGTGCTCCAGGAGGGCAACAATCCCGAAGCGATTCAGGCGCGCGCAACCGAGGAGCATCCCGAAGTAAAGGCGACCATCAAAACGGTGCTAAGTGATGTACCGGGGGCTAAGTTAGCAGGAGCCAGACCCGAGAAGGATGCCGACCGGCTCGAGGAAAAGATCGAGGACGAAGGCCAGTCGCCGGCCACGGCACGCGACTATTCCGGGTTCCGCATCGCCGTCGACTCCCCGGCTGACGTTCCGGCTACGATCGCGGCGCTTCGCCAGCGCTTCGAGGTGCACGCCGAGCAGGACAACTTCGCCCAGGGCGACGAGGATCATGGGTTCCACTCCTACACGCTCAACGTGCGCGCGCCCGGGTCCGATGTGTCGCACGAGGTGCAGATTCTGCCGCGCGAAGTGGCCGACGCCGCCAATAAAGACCACAGCCTCTACGAGAAGGCGCGCGACGGCGACAAGGATGCCGCAGCCGAGCTGCGCCAGCGGAACGACCAACACTGGCAGGACTTTCAGGCGCGCCAGCAGGAGACGGCGACCGAGCACGAGTTCGGCACCACGCACTCGAACATCCCGGCTGGATCCGAAGCCGCCCAGGCGATCGAGCAGGCCCGCGCCGCGATTCCCGACGCCGACCTTGCCGGCCAGGGCAAGGATGTGGGCGGCAACCATGTTACGGTGCGTTACGGCCTGCAACATGACCTGACCCCGGAGCTGCGCTCCTACATCGAGTCGCAGAGCCCATTCGATGCGACGCTGGGGCCCGTCGCAGCCTTCCCGCCTTCAGTTCACTCTGATGGCGCCGTGCCCCTGCATGCGCCGGTCGAGAGCACCGAGCTCGCCCGCCTCAACCGCGAGATCGAGCAGCATGGCGACTTTGCGCGGTCAAACTTCGCCGACTACAAACCCCACGCGACCATCGCCTACGTGAAGCCCGAGGCTGCTCAGAAGTATGTGGGCAACCAGGTCACAGCAGGCAAGCCGTTCAAGGTCAACTCGATCACGGTTACCGACAGTAAGGGGAATGAAACCGAGATCCCGCTCAAGGGCGCGCCAGACCGGCGCGTCGACGCTGGCCGCCGGCAGCGTGTGGCCGAGATGGCGCCCGAGGAGATGCGGCGCGAACTGCTGACCAGCGAGAAGACTGGCCTGCCCAACCGCCGGGCCTTTGAAGAGAAGCAGCGCGAGCAGCCGGCCGCCTCGGTCGCGATGTCGGATGCGGACGGCCTCAAGGCCTTCAATGACCGTTTTGGCTACGCCGCCGGCGACGAGCTGCTGCGCGCGAAAGCCGACGCGCTGAGAGCAGCCGGTCTCGAGGCCTATCACGACAAGGGCGACGAGTTTCTCTACCGCGGCCAGAGCGAAGCCCAACTCAAGGCCGCGCTCGAGAAGGCGCGCCAGATTCTGGGCGGCCGGGCCATCGAGGTGACAACCAAGGACGGGGCCAGCAAACTCTACAAAGGAGTGGATTTCAGCTATGGCACAGGAACAGACACCGGCATCGCCGAGCGTGCCCTCAAGGAACACAAAGCCAGCCGCACCGCCGCCGGCGAGCGGGAACGCGGCGAGTTTCGAGGAATTGCTGAAACTGGACCCCAGCGAGGTGCGGTCGATCAAGGTGGCGCCCGAGGACGCGAACCCGGCCCGGGCGAAGTAGGGTCAATCAAGACTTCCGAGATAGCCTTCGATCCGAAGCGCTTCCAGTACAAACTCAATACCGACGCCTCGGGGACGACCAACCTGCTCAAAGGCCAGAAATGGAACCCGGACCTGGCCGGCGTGATCTCCGTCTGGCGAGATCCGGCAAACGGTAAACTCTACGTCGTCAACGGCCACCACCGGGCGCAGCTCGCCAAGGACAACAAGGTGCCCAGGCTGAACGCGCTGCACCTGCCGGCCGCAACGGCCGAGGAAGCCCGGGCCACGGCCGCGCTCCAGAACATCGCCGAGGGCCGCGGAACCGCGGTTGACGCAGCGAAGTTCTTCCGCGATACCGGAATTGGGCTTGCGGATCTGAAAGAAAAGGGCATATCCTTGGGTGAAGCCACGGCCGCGAACGGCCTGGCGCTGTCGCGGCTCCACAGTTCACTCTTCGACAAGGTCGTCAGCGGGCAGTTGCGCATCGGCCGCGCCGTCGAGATCGGCAACGCCACGGCGGTCCCAGAGCAGCAGGAAGCAATTCTCAAGCTGATCGAGCGCCAGGAGATGCGGGGCCGTCGCGTAAGTGACGATACGGTAGCCGAGTTAGCCAGGATGGCGTCGGGTGCCGGCGAACACGCCGAGACGCAGCAGACGCTCTTCGGAGCGGTCGAGATGCGGCGCAACCTGGCGCTCGAGAAGGCGGAGATCTCGGCCTATATCCGCGACGAGATTGGCAGGGAGCGCAGGCTCTTTGCCACGGTCGCCGACAAGGGCCGCGCGGCAACGCTTGAAAAGGGCCAGAACAAGATCAACGCGGCCGACAACGCGAAGACCGCTGAGACCGCGGCGCAGGACCAGGAAATTTATGACCGGCTGAGTACGCGCACCGGGCCGGTCGACGACATCCTTAACGCGGCCGCCAAGGAACTGGCCGAGGGAAAGGGGAACGCGAGTGAGATCAAACGCAGAGCCTATAGCGCCGCAAGGACCGCACTGGCCCAGGCTTACAAGCGCGGCGAAGCAGCGGGTGCTGAGGGGCCTCGAGCTGTACCGGCAGGCCGCCAGCCGGTTCGGGCTGATGCAACCCAAGGAGGGCGAGGCGCCGGCGCAGCAGGAGCCGGTAGTGCCGCCGCAGAGCGAGGCCCCGGAGAGATAGCCAAGGGCGACGTCGTCCGATTGAGGGACGGCACCGCCGGCGTGGTGCAATACGTGACGCCGGCCTCAACCGGGCTGGTGCGTGCCAGGGTCCGGCTCTCTGACGGCAAGCTCCGCGAGGCTGTGAAGCCGACCGACCTTGAGCGGGTGCAGCCGCCAAAAGTGGATCCGGCGGCCGAGTGGATCGGGGTCGATCTCGACAAGACGCTCGCCCACTACACCGAGTTCAAAGGCAAAGAGTTCATCGGGAAACCGATTCCGGAGATGGTCGACCGGATCAGGAACATCCTCGCCAATGGCGAGCGGATTGACGCCAAACAGGTCAAAGATGTCAGGTTCTTTACGGCGCGCGTGGCCGACGACCCAACCGGAGTCGCCCGGGCGTCGATCGAGGCCTGGAGCCAGCAACACCTGGGCCAGGTGCTGCCGATCACGAACATCAAAGACCCGAAGATGGTGAAACTGTACGACGACCGCGCGACGCAGGTCGAGCCAAACACGGGCCAGATTGTAGGGGGAGAAGATGCCGAAACTGGGGCACGGATTCAGGAGGCGCCGCCGGCTGCTACGCCAGCCGCTCGAGCGAGTGAAGCCACTCGGCAAGCCGCAGGTGATACTGCCGCCCGAGGTGCGGTACCGGCCCGGACAGAAGCCGGAGATCTGGTTCCCGACCAGGGACGCAACGCCGGAGGAGCTTCTGGAGATGTACCCGCTGGCGCTCGACCTGCCGGTCGCCTCCCCGGCGAAACCGCGGAAGAGACGCAGAATCGACTTATAGCCAGGGGACGGTACCAGCGCGAGCTCTCTGCGGCCGAGAACCGGCTGACCTGGGACAATGCCGCCAGGGCTAAAGTCGACCGCATGGAAGTCGACGGGGCGCCGGTGCATGTGATGAACGCGCCGGCTTACGAAGCCATCCGGAAGATCGCTTTTCCGGAGGACCGTTTCGAGGGGGTTTATCTCGTGGCCGCCGAGGCCTCGCGCATGGTGGCCAGGGTGCGATCGTTTGAGTCGAACGTGCGGGTACGGCCCGGCATGCGGCAGGCCGCAGAGTCGCTCAAGGCGCTGGCGCTCGCACTCGACCAGGGCCGCGACGCCGACGGTTCGCTGCTGCTGATTCGCGGCGACTACGACCCAGCGACGTTGCGCGAGGAGCTCTGGCATCGCTGGTATATCCGGTCGGGGCTTTACGGGTCGGATACCATGGAAGAGCTTGCCGCGATGCCGGTCTTTGAGCGAGTTCTGGCAAAACTGAGGGAACTCTACAAGGAAGCCGACGGCCCACAGGTCGCCGCGGAAATCGTCGGGAAGGCGCTCGCGGGCGACCCCGATATTGACTGGAAGGGAACCGAGCAGCAGGACCTGGCGCAGGCGGCGCTCGAAGCCGCGATCGACGAGAAGGGCCCGGCGGTCCTCGACGGGATGCCGGCCGCCGACCCGAAACTGGCCGAAGTAATCAAGAGAGCGAGGGAGTATGGACAGCAAACAGCTCGAGCAGGAGCAGGGGCAGAAGGCCGAGGAGTGGCTCAACCGAACCGGGAAGCAGTACGCGAAGCAACCCCTCGGCAAGGGCTCGCGCCTGATACGGCGGGGAGCCGAGAGCCCGGTGGTGCAGGCCTTCAACCAGGCGCTGAGGGAACAGCGCCGACGCGAGCAGAACTAGAGGCTGCCGGCCAGGGCGGCCTCTTCCAGCGCCGCCGGCCACCGGGCTTTGTTCCGCTCCAGGGCGAGCCGATCGCCTTCCCGGGCATGGAGGACGCGGTCAAGGAGGCTGAGGAGGCCAGGACCGCGGCCGAGAAGCAGGCGATGGAGGAGCAACTGCGGACGCCGCTCGCCGACATCGACAAGAAGGCCGGCGAGATGGAGCGCAACGCGCCGCTGTTTAGAGGGTCGGACGCCAGCCCGCAGGGGTCGCTCTTCAAAAGACAGGGAACAGGGAACAGGGAACAGGGACTGGAAAAAGCGCCGACGTTCTACCTCAAGAGCGAGCGGCTGATCGGCCAGAAGATGCAGGGCCCGATGCCGGCCAACGCCGCCCTGCGCATGCTGGAAAACAACGGCGTGAAGCCGGAAGAGCTCGAGTGGACTGGCCTGGGCGACCTGCTGCGCGCCAAGGGGACCGCGCCGGTCAAGCCGCAGGAACTGCGCGAGACGCTGGCCGCGAACGATATAGGAATACAGGAGGTCGAGAAAGGCGGAACACCGCACCAGCGCGAGGTTAAGGCGCTGGAACCGCGCCTCGCCGGCCCCGTAAAATTTGAGGGCTACACGCTGCCCGGGGGCGAGAACTACCGCGAACTACTGCTCACACTGCCGTCGCAAGGCAGTTCGCGCTACGATCTCTCTGAGCTGAAGCTCAACGAGAAGGACACGACGCCGACACATTGGGCGATCGACGCGCCGGGCCAACAGTTCATGATCTCCAAGCAGAATTACGGCATGAGCAGTGCTGGCCGGGCGATGCAGTACGTCGCCGACACGAAGAGCCGGAGCGACACCCACGCCGTCGATTTCCGCACGCCGCACTGGGAAGAGCCGAACGTCATCGGCCATGTGCGCTTCAACGACCGCACCGGCCCGAACGGCGAAAAGCTGCTGCACCTAGAGGAGTTGCAGAGCGACTGGCACCAGAGAGGGCGCACGGAAGGGTATCTGCGCTCTCTTCCGGCCGAGGAAGTAAGGGCGCTTGAGCTACGGCGCAACGACCTCTGGAAGCAATTGCGCGGATTCGCTAAATTCAGCGCGGAGCCGGCGGCAGGAGCGCCGGGAGATTGGGAGGTTTCGGTCAACGGCCGGATCGTGTACACGGTTGCTGCCTCTAGCGCAAAAGACGCAATCGAGCAGACAAACATCGTTCGCTCTGATTTCCGCGGCGCGGAGAGAGATGACCCAAGGCTCGCGGCGATCACCCGCGAGTACGACGAGGCGCAGCGTAGGCTGAATGAAAACGGGAATCGCGGCGTGCCGAACGCGCCTTTCAAGAAGACCTGGCCGGAGCTGCTGATGAAGCGGATGATCCGCTACGCCGCCGAGAACGGCTACGACGGCATCAGTTGGACGCCGGGTGAGCAGCAGGCGGCACGATACGACCTGAGCAGACAAATCGAGAGTTTGGACGCGATCGGCTTTGGCAATGGCAAGTACGATCTGACAGCGCGCATGCCCGACGGGCGCTGGCGCGAGGTCGAACTGGATGTGTCCGAGGAGAAACTGGCAGACCACGTGGGCAAGGACCTGGCGGCAAAGATCGTGGCGGGAGCGCCCGCGGCCGGGACCGTAGGCCGCCAAACCTTCTCTGGCCTCGACCTCAAGGTCGGCGGCGAGGGGATGAAGAATTTCTACGACAAGATCGTGCCCCAGACCGCCAACAAAATCGGCAAGCCGTTCGGCGCCAAGGTCGTCGAGACGAGCCTGCCCGATAACAAATGGCGCGTGACGCAAGGACCGCCGCGCGACGGCCAGCCGGATTTCAGCGTGATCTCGTCGGAGGGTTTGACGCCCGCCAAGGACATGCACTATTACGACCGCGACGCCGCCCAGGCCGAAGCCGACCGGCTGAACCGCGAACTGGGCGCTGTGACCGTGCCCTACCTGCCGGTCACCGACGCCATGCGCGAGAGCGTGATGACCGAGGGCCAGCCGCTCTTCAAGCGCACGCCAGTGTCGGAAGACCTCACCGCCAAACGCGGCGACGAGAGCGAGGAGGAGTTTCACGACCGACTTGCCGGGCTCAAGGCGCCACGGGCGACCCCCACCACGGTTACGACCGGCGGCCATGATACCGGCAAGAGCCTTGAGGACGCGATCGCTGACCTCAAGGGGATGCCGGCCCGCAAGATGGGCATGGGCGAGCGTGTAGAGGCCGCGAGCGACGCCGGCGTCGCCGCCGTGGCCAAGACCGGCACCGCGATCGAAAAGGCCTGGGGTGGCGTCAAGGGCGCGGCAGCAGGTGCCTGGGACAGTTGGGGACAGCCGGCGCCGTGGACCGACTACTTCCAGAATCTGGGCGACCTGCGCAAGGCCGAGCTGCGCGCCGCGATGGACGTCGATCGCTACCAGAAGGAATTGAAGCGCGTGGCGCCGAGCGAGCGCGAGCGCAACGCGATGACCGCCTACGGCGAAGCCGGTGGCGACCCGCAAACACTCAAGCGCTGGGCAGCCGGCGCGGGCTCGGTAGCCTTCGAGTCAAAACCCGGCGGCAAGCGCAACGCCCAGGCCTTCAAAGATGCGCTCAATCTAACCCCGGAACAGCAGCAGGTGGCCGACGCGCACACCCGCTACTACCAGCAGCAGTTGAAGATCCTGACCGACGCTGGCCTGCTGCCGGCGGGCGCGTCACACTACGCCATGCACACCTTTGCCACTGATCCTGAGACGCTGGCCAAGTTGCGCGCGGTGACGGACTTCTCTGAGTTAATGTCGAACCCCAGTTTTCTCAAGCGCCGGGTTTGGCCGAGTTTCTTCGACGCGATCATGGGCGGCGAAGACCCGAAGACCATGGACGCCGGCCGGATCTTATCGTCGTATCACGATGCGTTCACCAAAACCTTTATGACCCGCGGCTTTGTGCGATCGCTTTTGTATGGGGTGGACCCCGAGGATGGCCGGCCTCTGGCTGCGCTTGAGAGCCGCTCAGGCTGGGCCATCGTCGACAAGAACACGGCCGGCGAGACCCGGATCATGAAGCAGCCAAAGCGGCCCGAGAACGTTGACGACTACGTGCGCATCCCGGCCAGCCAGTTGCGCAACTTTACCTGGGAACTCGACGACCAGGACCGCGAGGTGCTCGCACCCGGCTATGCCAAGATGGACCCGGCGGAGCAGGCGAAACTGTTTACCCCCGAAGATCCCAGGTTCCCGGTGCCCGAGGGCAAGCAATTGGCCATGAAGGGCGACATCGTCATCCACCCGAAGTATGCCGGCCGGGTCTCGGATCTCGTCACCCGCAGTTGGTTCGAGTCACCCTCAGACCACCTGCCCGTGAAGATCATCAAGGGCACGGCGCGGGCGGTCGGCAAGGCCGGGTCGACCGTGAAGGGCGTGATCCTCTACGGCTCAGGGTTCCACCAGGTGCAGCTCGGCATGCACGCGCTCGATCACTTCATCAACCCGTTCCGGCTGGACTCGCTCGAGGACCTGACCAAGGATAAGACCGTCCAGGACGGCGTCGGCCACGGCCTCAAGATGGTCGAGATCGACCCCGAGGGCGTGTTGAGCGGCCTGCCGGGGATGGGCGCCTATCACAGGTACCTCTTCCGCGACTGGATCCCGCGGCTCAAAGCCAAGTCGTACAAGATCATCTACGAGCGCAACCTTGAGCGCTACGGCGGCGGAAGGCCCGGCGCCCAGGCCAAGCTCACCCGCGACGAGATCGGCCTGATGAGCGCGGCCCAGACCAACGCTGCGTTTTCCGGCCAGGATCCGGCGTTCTTCCGGCACCTTGAGGTGATGAATAACCGGACCTTCAAGGCTGCCGAACACCTGCTCTTGTTCTCGCCCGACTTCACCAAGGCCCGGGCGCAGTTTGTGGCGCAGGGTTTCTCGAAGTTTGGCTCGGAGCAGCGGCTGGCCCTGTTGCGCGGCGCGGCGCTGATGTATGCCGCATGCCGCATCATCAACGCTGCCCTTAATCACGAGCAGGGCTGGCGCCGCGGAGCGCATTGGGATCCGCAGGATGCCTTTACCGTCGTCACGCCAAAGAGCTGGGGCCCGGCCTGGGGCAACAAGGCGATCTCGGTCCGCACCGTTTACTCGGACATCGCCCACCTGGTGGCGAGCCCGGCTGAGTGGACCTATAACCGGCTCAACCCGGTCACGATACGGCCGACGATCGAGTTCATCACCGGCCGCGACAACTTTGGCCGGCAGGAAACAAAGACGCATTTTGCTAAGAGCTACGCGACCCAGACCACGCCGATCCCCGTCCAGAAACTCTTCACCACAAACGACCAGAGCCTGATCGAGAGCTTCTTCACCTCGCTCGGCGCGAACATGGCGAACTACCACACGCCCCTCGAGAAGAAGGCGCATGACCTCTACGTTAGGGGGATACCCGACGAGCCGGAGAGCGAGGAGCGGCAGGCCGAAAGCCGGCGCAATGTGCAACTCAGCCAGAAATTCAGGGACGGCCAGATCTCGCAGACTGACCTCTGGAACCTGGTGTCGACGGGCAAGATCTCGCCGCAGGACGCTGCCAGGGTCCAGGAGCGCGGCTCGATGAGTGACCTGCAGTACGACGTGAAGCACATGAGCAACTTCGACGACGCGGTCAAGGTGTGGAACGCAGCCGACGCGAGCGAGCGCGCGGAACTCTCTGACATCATGGAAGCCAAGGCCGACCGGAAGATCCAGACGCTGGCCAGCTTGAACGTGCCGGCGGCTACTGAGCTTGAGAACACGCTGCGCCAGCACGGCGTGCCGATCGACTACTAATTCACAGATTCATGAATTTGCAAGAGCAGGGCAACGAGAAGGGCAACGGGCATGGCAAAAAAAGAGAAAGACCCCCCACCCCTGACCAGGCCGCAGTTGCGCATGGTCACGGAATTCCGCAAGTACCGCGACATCTACAAGGGCGCCGAACACGCGAGGATCCCTAAAAATCAGGCGATCAAGACCTTCAACCTGCCCGAGTTCCAGGCCGAACTCGAGCGCCAGGACGAGGCGGTGCGCCTGGAGCGCGCGCGCCAGCAGGTCAAGGCCGAGAAACTAACCAACGAGTTGATCGACTCGTCGCTGGTCGAGGTCATGGTCCTCGACCCCAAAGAGCACGGCTCGCTCAAGATGGACGCGATCCGGACTGCCCTGGTCGTCAACGGCCGGATCCAGCACGGCGCCATGCGATCGCTGGAGCTGCTGCCGCACGGCGGCGGCGACGACCCAAACTCGGACGCGACGCCCAGGCCGGCGCACTTCTACCAGGCCCTCGTCCAGGTCTCCGAAGCCCCGACCCCCATTCTTCCCGTGACAGCGGCGCAGCCGCCGAGCGTACCTGAGCCGCCAACGCCGACCACGCCGGCCGGAGCGGCGCCGAAGATCAAGAGCCGGCTGGGTTCAATTAAGGTCGGATGAGCACGCAATCCTTTACACCGCCGGCCCTGTTCCAACTGCCTCCGCCGCTCGCGCCCGGCGAGCTCTCAATCCCCAACGATTTCCCTGCCTGGATACCGCCGACGGCCGAACTCGACCCGGTCTGGTGGCCGATCAACGGCGCCCAGCAGGCCGCGCTCTGCTCGCCGGCGGAGATGCTTCTCTACGGCGGCCAGTCGGGCGGGGGCAAGAGCGATTTTCTGGTTGGCGACGCGATGCAGGAGTACATGATCCCGAGTTTCAGGGGTCTGCTTTTGCGCGAGTCACTGGGCGAGTTTGACCAGATCGGCGACCGGATGAAGGCGGCCTATGAACCGCTGGGCGCCAAGTACCGGCTGAGAACCGGCGGCGGCCAGTGGATCTTTCCCGAGTATGAATTCAAGCGCGGCCGCTGGGTGAAGATTCTGGGCAGCAGCGGCGCCCGTATCCGGTTCGGCTACCTCTCAAGTGACGCCGACCTCAAGAAGTACCGCGGTAACCCATACTCCTGGCTGGGCATCGACGAGAGCGGTCTGCACCCCAAGGCTCGGGTTAGGCAGATGATCGCCTGGCTCGCCGCGGTCGACCGCCGGTTGCGCGTGCGGGCGCGCTTTGCGACCAACCCCGGCGGCGTCGGGCACGGCTGGCAGATGAGCGTCTTCCTGCGCAACCGCTGCCCGCTCCACTACCCCGGCACCAGGCTCGACGCGGACCCGCTGCACTCCTCGGTGTGGCCAGGCCGCGTCTACTCCGGCACAAGCTGGAGTTGGCCGCCATCGCCGTCTGAGTTGACGCACAAGACCGTCGCGTTCTTTCCGGCCTCGGTGACCGACAACCCCCTCTATGGCCAGGACAAGATCGACTCCCTGCTCTCGCAGACCCCGGAGATCCAGATGCAGTTGCTCCATGGCTGCTGGTGCAACGCCGAGAGCCTCTACTTCGGGTTCCTGCGGCCGGAGTGGTCGATGCCCTTCCAGCAGGTGGGCGTCGAGTGGTGGTGGAATCACTTCATCTCGATCGACTACGGCTACGGGAACTCGCACGCCGCGGCGGGGTTGTTTGCGGTCGACGACAACGGCCGCGTCTTCGGGATCGGTGAACTGAGCGAGCAGAAGATGATCTCCAAAGAGTTCGCGGAAAAAATCTGCGAGTTCTGGATCAAGCCGCGCATGGGCGACGAGCGGCGCAAAATCCTGTTTGCCACGATCGACCCCGCCAATGACAACGAGGACGGCACCGGCGAGACCAACTTCGACATCATCGCCGGCGTGTTTGCGAAGCACGGGGTTTCGCTGATCAAGAGCCACAAGAACCCTGCCGACAACGCCCAGAAACTCTACACCGGCCTGGCCGGCAGGGAGATCGTCCTGACCACGGCCATGCCGCGCACCTTTAACTCGGTCGCGACCCGGGTGATCGACGAGCGCAAGGCGGTGAAGAAGATCCACGGCGACGCCGACGACGACCTCTACGACATGGTGGCCTATGCCTATAACACCTGGCTGGTGGAGGCAGTGAAGCCCGAGCGGCTCAAGATGCTGGAGAGGGTGAAGGAGATGCGCGCCTCGGGCGTCGATGAGACCTCGATCGCGCGCTGGGCGCTGCAGGAAGCCCACCGGATTGCGCAGAAGGAAAAGGCGGTTGCTGCGGGGTTGCCCCTGACGGGCCCCCGGATTGGCGGCCTCAAGATTCCAAGGGCCTAAGGGTGCCAATGGCTTAGGCGGCGCGAAGTTCGCGCGCACGCCACTCACGCTCGGCCATAGCGTCGGGGTCAAGCCGGTCTGCGGCGTTGATCTGACGCTGGCAGGCGGTGCAGTAGGCCTGCTCGAAGTCCACCTGGGATCCACAGCCGATGCAGACGCTCAAGATCCGGCCCTGAGCCCGAGGCAGGTCGACGTCGATGTTGGCGGTGGTCATGTCGATGCGCCTCCTGCCGTAGAGCGTAGCACGGATTGGGGCGGCGAATCTACAGGGGTTACCGTCTCGATCTGGTTAAACATGGGCGCGACATCGCCGATGCGCCGCTCGGCCAGCTTGGCGTAGCCCTCGCTGAGTTCGATGCCGCAAAAGGCCCGGCCGAGTTTGAGGGCCACCGCGCCGGTCGTCCCCGAGCCGCAGAATGGGTCCAGAACGAGGTCGCCGGCGCGGCTGCCGGCTAAAACACAGGGCGTAACCAACCCCTCGGGATAGGTGGCGAAGTGCGCCTCGGGATAAGGCTGGGTCGCGATGGTCCACACATCACGCTTGTTGCGGAGTGGGTAGGGTGTGTCGGCGATCTTGAGCAGCCCGGCAGCCGTGCGGTGTTCCTCGGAGTCGCTGCGCTCGTATTCGGCGACGGTCTTATGCGTCTTGTTGCCGGCGGTCCGCACCTTGCACTCTTCGGGGTGTGATGGGTCTCTGTCCTGGTGCATCCTGGAGTTTGCGCCCTCTCGGCCGAGACGCTCAAATCCGGGTCGCATCTCCCCGCCATGCCGCTGCTCGACAGGTCGGCCGTCTAACTGCCATGCACCCTCGGAAGTGTACGGTCGCCGCATATCGTCCGTTGCCGCCGGCTCTTTGATCGCCTCGGCATCGTAGTAGTACCGGGCGCTCTTGGTCAGCAGGAACAGGTATTCATGGCTCTTGGTGCAGCGTCCCGCGCTCATGTGGAAGAGGTATCCGTGGTATTCAAGGCACTTTGGGCAACCTGGGCACCCGACTAACAGAGAAGAATCAATTTGTTGCTCTTCTTCGAGTTGCATGACTGGCAAGCTGGAACCAGGTTCTCCTTCGTATGCTGGCCCTTCTTGCTGAGCGGGATCACATGATCCATCGTCAATTTCTCCTTCTTTTTGCAGTAGTAGCAGCGGTATTTGTGAGCTTTTAGAATCTCCTCCCAATCCTGCGCCGTCACCGGGTTGTCCGTGGATAAGATCGCCCCTTTGCGCTGGGCATGTTGACGACGGGATCGGGCCTTCCCATTCTCTGTCCGGGCATAACGGCTGTTCGCGGCGCTCCGTTGCAATCTCCGCGCTGGATCGTCTTTTGTTTTCTGATGATGCGCGGCGCTCGTTAACTTCGCCTTCGGCGTATCTTTGTACTTGGTCTGCGCCTTCTTGCGCGTCTTCTGGCCTTTGGGAGTCGCCTCGTATTTCGCTTTGTTGATCTTCCCGTACTGCGACCGACTGAATTGCCGGCGCTTCTCTCTTACGTCTTCTCGTTCCTCCCTGGCTTGAGAGGTCGCAATCCCCTTTGGACTTTGCTGATAGCGGCGCTTTACGGCAAGGTACTTCTCTCTCCGACAGGAGGGGCATGTTGCCGGCCCAGTCATCCCCGGCACGCTCATCAATGTACCGCAAACCCGACAATCTCTCATACTCTTCGATTGTAACTCGATGCCGGGAATAATGCGAGCCTTGAACCGATTCCGGCATCGGGTTCGGTTTCGACCAGATGATGTCCTGGCGCAGATACCAGCTGTCGGCGCGCAGCGCGAAGGCGACCAGCCACGGGATGCCGACCATGTCCTTGGGCTTACATCCCACAATCGGCATGCGGTTGGGCTGAGTCATGGGACCGTAAGGCACCCCCTCGCCTTTCCCGTCGCCGCGCTGGGCCCGGTTTGATCCAACCCGAGTTTTGCGTCGGAGTATTTCTGGGCTCGTCCCATGGCCGTTGGCCAGCCGATCGCCCCTGTAGCCTCTCTTCTCGTCGCGGATTCTGTCGACATCGCCGGCCCAGCGCGCTCCCTGCTCACCGCCGCCGCCGGGGCAGTTGCCGACACTGCCCGCGCCCGTCGCGTAGCTATCCCCTAGGTTGATCCAGAGCGTGCCGTCTTTGCGGAGCACCCGCCGGATCTCGCGGAAGACCTGGACGATGTGCTCGACGTAAAGCTCCGGCGTTGGCTCGAGGCCGAGGCTGCCAAGCCAGGCCCCGCAGAGCCGGCAGAAGTTGCTCACGCTGTCGCGCTGGGCATCGACAAGAACATCGCCGGCCGGCGCGTGAATGGTCTGCGGCACCTGTGGGCCGCGAGCGCTTCGGTGCCTAACTACACCCGCCCATTCGTGCCGGCAACCCGGCACAGCGTGCCACACGCTCGGCGAGATCTTGTAGTCGCGCAGGCCCCAATACGGCGGGCTGGTGACGACACACTGCACGGACTCGTCGGCCAGTTCGCCGAGCCGCGCCATCACGTCACCGACCAGGATTGTCGCTTTCAATCTGGAGCCTCCGTCCGTTGCGCTCTGTATTTCTCAAACCAGAAAATGACCGGCGTTGGGTCGATGGTGATCTTCCCAAATCGCATCAAATGATGCACATGGGAGTAGCCGGCGATTCGCGGGATGCTCTCGGCAAAGTAGGTGAGCATAGTCCTGAACCCCTCCACGTCTGCGTTGGACTTGAGAATGTTGCACCGAACGCACGCCGGGAAAAGGTTGTCTATGCGCTCGTTTTGGGGTTTGCGGAGACGGCCCGTGGCTCGGCTCTTTGTATACCCGGCGCTCGTGGTTTCGTAACCGTAGCCTGTGACGCTGAGAACAAACTCTGTCTCTCGCTCAATCGGCTCGACGTGATCCGCATGCCACTTGTCGGCTAGGTTCTCGCCGCAGTAGGCGCAGCGGCCGCCGAACATTCCGCGCAGTTCTTTGCGCTGCGCCGGGCTTAGCTTCACAGCCTCACGCTCTCGGGGAACTCCCGCCACTCGCGGCCGTCGAGCTCGGCGCCGGCGGCCTTCTTGGCCTCGCGACGCATGCGGCAATCTTTGTCGGTGAGGGTCTCGTGCTTCGGCCGGATGTGGCCATCCTCTGCGACGATCAGCCTGCCATCCTTAGCCGGGCGCCAAGCGCCCCACTGCTTAAAGAAAAACGGCACGCCCGGGTCCACGCATTGGTCGCGCAGGCTACGCGCCCAAGCCGGGTGCATCACCCGCGCGCCAGGCCCGCTCTCGCCGCCGCAGATCACCCAATCGAGGCCAGTGCCCTGATCGACAAACTCGCCGGGCTTTATGCCGAGCAGACCGCCACCCTGGGCGGCGACGGCAAGAGCTCCGTGCGGATTTGAGAACGCAATGTGCTGGCCAGCGGGAACGCTTAATGCTGGCGGAATTGGAAGCTCGCTCGTGACCATGCAGGCTAAGGAGACGAGATGCGGTAACGCAATCGGCCCCAGCAGCGGCTCCGCTGAGATGAACCGCACGGCCGCTGGCGTCCTAAGTAGCAGCGGGATCCGCTCGTCGGCCGCGGCCTGATTCTCAACGCTCACGCCCAGCCAGACGTTGGGAAGGTGGCGGCCCCCCATACCGTCGTCCACTTCCCAGGCCTTCATCACTGCCCGGCCTTTCAAGATTTTGGCTAACCCGTCTGCCGCGCGCAGGATGCGGCCTAGGGCCGCGTCGTCGGAACAATAGCTCTGCAGCCGCGCCGGCCGCTTGGTCAGCACCTGAAAGATATGCCACTGGCACAGCGCCATCACCGCGAAGACGCGGTCGAGCATCTGGTCCGTCACCCACTCGCCGAAGAGGTCCGACTGGTTCTCGACAAAGATGCGCCGCGGACGATGCGCCGGCAACTGGGCCATGCGCCGCGCCTGTTCGCTGCCTCTCAGGTATGTCCCGTCGTTCTGGAGAACAGGCCGCCAATGGAACGGCTGCATCAGCGCGTTCTCGTCGACGAAGGCCTCGACCAGATCGCGCGATCGTCGATCGTAGGGCAACCCGGTGCCGTTGGCCGGCAGGCAGCGGTGATTGTTGGTTTCGGCGTAGCAGCGCTCGCAACCCGGCGAGACATGCTCGCAGTGCTGCCCGGTGCGGCCTGCCATCTTGTCGGCAATCGCAACCAGCGACGTGTAGCCCTTTTCTACGGCAATCGCTACCGCGTCGGGCTTCACTCGCGCGCGCATCGGCGACCATGTGGAGTCGGTCCATTCAATGCCGGTCCTGGTGCCCATCTTTGCCTCCATCTGACAGTTGATCCATCCACCTGTTGAGCTGACCACGGGTAAAACGCCAGCGGTTGCCGAGTTTGAAAGCCGGGATCTTGCCCTGCAGGGCGTATTTATAAATGGTGTCTGAGGAGAGCTGCAGGTACGCCGCGGCCTGGCGAATATCCATCACTTCGCGAACCTCGGACCCCGGTCGGGACGTTTTCATCGCGCGACCGCCTCAATGACGACGGGCTCGGCCGCCGGAGCCTTGCTGAATTCCACTTTTCTGGGTCCGCGCTTGCGCGCGCTCATGACCCTCGCGCGCTCCAGCAGCTCGAGCGACGGGCACGCAATTCTCGCGACGACCGCGTCGGCCCAGAGATCGCCGGCCTGGGGCTCGCCGTCGGTGAGCAGCAGCACCGGAATGTGCCGGCGCAACTTGCGCAACTGCTCGACCAATTGCCGGGCCGGGAACTGCGGGTTGTCCTTGGTCTCGGAGACGATCACGAGGTCGACGATCTCGGCTGTCGCGTAGGACGCGACCGCCTCCTGGCTGGACGACGCACGCAGCACGCGGTAGCCGTTTGTGGCGAGGGTGTAGAGCATGACCGAGAGCCGCTGCTCGTTGGGGTCGGCGATCAGAATAATTTTTTTAGGCCGCATTACGCTCCTCTGCTGCCTCCTCGGGCGCGTCGGCCGTCTGGAAGGGTATAGCCCCGGACGGCGCCGGCGTGCGCACCAGGGGCCGCTGGGTTGGGTTCTGGCAGTCATCGTGCACGATGTAGCAACCGACGACGTGCCACTTGTGATTTTTAAGAATGGGCCGGCCGCAGGCGAAGCAAAGCCGCTTCGTCGCGCCGAATGGCCGGTGGCAGAGCGCGCACTCTTTCACAGCGGCTCCGGTAAATTCTCGGTCACACTGGCCGGTGGCTGGATGACCCGCTGGTAGCGTTGCTTGAAGGCATCCGGCTTTACAGCGAAGGGCTTGCCGTCGACGCCGGTGACGACAAAGTCGCCAGGGCAGACCGCCTGGCCGCTCCCCCCGGTATCGAGCCACCCGTGGACGTGCATGGTCTTGCCGCAGTCCATGCAGAGCAAAGACCCAGGGACCAACGGGTCGCGGTAGTAGCGCACCACGTCGCCCTCCCAGCCCTGCCGCCTAGCGTGCTCGGCAGAGAAGAGCGCGGTGCCCGTGGCCGTGAGGCCGCGCCGCGACCGGGTGTAATCGTCTGGGTGGTCGCCGTTCTTAAACCACTGCGTGGCATCGACGACGACCGGCAGTTCTCTGTATCTGGCCATGGCGGCATCCTCTTACTGGTTTGCTGGCGGCGCCGATGAGGGCGTTGACTCGAGCGACTCGCGCAGGAAGAGGCCGCCCGGGATCTCGCGGAGCCGATAGAAGCGTCGACCCTCGAGCATCTCCGACGATTCAACGGTGAAGAGCTCGCCCGGCCGCTGGCCGGCAAGACCGACCTTTTGATCGCGGTCGAGCGTGGCCATCCGGCTGCCCTCGTCTGGCGGCGCCTCAAACGTCGCCGCGAAGTTGTCGGGGGTGTGCACGTAGATGGTGCCGGTCTGGTCTTTCACAATCCAGTCGCCGGGATGGGCGCGCACCACGCCGTCAACCGTGGTGATGGTGACGACGCCGTCGGCCGAGTGGGCGTAGGAGCCCATTTTGCTGCCTGTGACGTGCAGCATCTCGTGAATCCTGGGCCAGGCGCCGGGCTGGTTACGCTCGGCCAGGACGCGCATCTGTCTGGTGCGGAAAATTGGCATGGGTGCCTCCGGTGTGCGAGGTGTTGGAGGGGCGACCGTTTTTCGTCGGGGGCCCCTCCGGTTTCAAGCCAGAATGGTCGAGTTCTCTGGCAGGTGCTTGGCGAGGTAGTGCTTGATCGCGAGCATCGTGTCGCCCTTCCACTTGGTGCCCCCGAGCGGGAACAAGGCAATCAGTGGGAGCTGGCTCGCCGCCGGCTTGAGCCGCAGCAGAAAGCGCTCGATCGCCGGCGCGACCTCGGCGAAGGTGCGGATTGGGCAGAGCACGATCTCGGGCTTTACCGGAACGTCGACCGACTCGACCTGGTTGAGTTTCATGGTGACCGTCTGGTTGACGCCGTCGTCCTGGGCGTGCACAGTCTCGCCGGCCTTCAAGTTTGAGGCGAGTTTGAGCATCCAGAGAGAGTCGTCGCCCTCGGTGAAAAGGAAGCAGGTGCGCAAAGCGATAATGAACTTCTCGCCGGGTGTGTAGGTCTCGAACTCGAACTGACCCGTGGGCTTGAACTTCGCGACCAGGCGCAGGTTGCGCACGCCAAAGGTGTCGGGCTCGGCGTCAAGAACCTTGACGGTAAAGGGATCCTCGACGTGCACGACGCGGCCCTTTGTGATGTCTCCGGCGACGCCGCCCCTTACCGCGTCGATGAAGCCGGTCAGGGTTTCGACCTGCAGGGCCTGCGGCCGCAACGGCGCAACCCGGTCGCCCAGCTCGATGCCGTACTCGGTGACGTTGGTTTTGAAAAGATAGTTCACGCTTGCGCCGTCGTAGGGCAGCGCCAGCGCGGTGGTCAGCTCAACGCGGTCGGTGGCCTGCTTCGCCAGCGCCGCAATTTTATCGACAGTTTCTGCATCCATGGCATGCGCTCCTCCGGAAGCGCCTGAGTGGGTTGACGGTTGCGGTTTAGCTGCCGTTCCCGCCGGCGGTGCCGGTGGGGAACTGGAGCATGTTCGGGTCTTCGGCCGGGGGCGCGAACAGCATCTCCTGGCGCGGATCCTCGTCGAAAAGGTACATCTGGCCGTCGACGCCTTTGCCGGTGTAAAGGCGGCTGGCGTGCGCTTCGACCGAGGCGAGCCGGCAGCCGGCGGAGGTGGTGACGTCGATCGAGCGCCGGTCGGTGTCGGGCTTGAACTCGATTTTGAGGGTGATCTCGCGCTTGGCCGTGGCCGGAGTCGAGCGGTCGGCGATGTTGGCGGCGATCTTCTGGATCTCCACCTCGAAGAGTTTCATCAGCGCGCCGCGCGCGATGGACCCAAGATTGACGGGTTCGAGTTTGGTGTCAGCCATCTTAGTCGCGCCTCCCAGCGCGTCGGGTTACTGAGCGGCCAGGCCAGGGCCTGGCGCGCGCATCCGTAGGAGCCGCTCGCCCAGACTGGCCATCTCGGCCTCTGGCGGGCCAAACAGCATGCGGTCGAGCCGCGCCTGGAGAATAAAACTGAGCAGTCGGCCGGTCTCGTCTGGATTGAGCCGTAGCAGAGCTGCGATTGCCTCCTCCCGGGCCAACCCGTGAACCAGGTCCTCGAGCCTTTCTTCGGGAACATTGAGGGAGATCGTGAACGGTTGCCCGTTCTTAACGATCGCAGCGGCGGCCGCCAAACGGATGTCGCCGCTTGGCTCGATCGGTGCTCCGGCGTCTGGCCGCTCCTCGTTCGAGCCTGTTTCTGTCGCAGTTGGTTCGTCGCGGTCAAACGCACTGCGCAGGTCGGGCAGCGCCGCCGCCTCGGCTGCGTCAGACTGTTCGCCGGCGGCGCGCTGCAATTTGAGCGCCCGGCCGTAGCCGATCCGGTGTTTGGCCATCAGGTCGGTAATGCCCATGGTCGCGGCGTCTCTGATGGCCGCGGCCTCGTCGATCTGGTTCGTCATGGCGTCACCCACATCATCAGGGCCAGGCCCAAAATAAAGAACAGCAGGGCCGCGGCAAGCGTTGCCACGCGGATCCGCCGGCCGATGCGCTGCCAGTGTGGCAGCAGGCGCGCACGCTCAGAGGCGGCAAAGGGCGCCATCGCATTGGCCATGGGCACCTCGCGGGTGATTCGGAGCCACTCGCCGCGGTCGGAGAGTTCAACGATTCCGCCGGGTTGTCTGAACAACATAGGCATCCTTACCCCCTAGAATTTCCTAAGGTCTCGATGATGGCTTCCAGAGTTTCATCGGTCAGCCCTGAAAGCTGGTCGCTGGTCAGCCCTGAAAGCTGGTCGCGGGTCAGCCCTGAAAGCTGGTCGCTGGTCAGCCATGAAAGCTGGTAGCGGGTCAGCCCTGAAAGCTGGTCGCGGGTCAGCCCTGAAAGCTGGTAGCGGGTCAGCCCTGAAAGCTGGTAGCGGGTCAGCCATGAAAGCTGGTCGCTGGTCAGCCCTGAAAGCTGGTCGCGGGTCAGCCCTGAAAGCTGGTAGCGGGTCAGCCATGAAAGCTGGTCGCTGGTCAGCCCTGAAAGCTGGTCGCGGGTCAGCCCTGAAAGCTGGTCGCTGGTCAGCCCTGAAAGCTGGTAGCGGGTCAGCCCTGAAAGCTGGTCGCGGGTCAGCCCTGAAAGCTGGTCGCTGGTCAGCCCTGAAAGCTGGTCGCTGGTCAGCCATGAAAGCTGGTCGCGGGTCAGCCATGAAAGCTGGTCGCGGGTCAGCCCTGAAAGCTGGTCGCGGGTCAGCCATGAAAGCTGGTCGCGGGTCAGCCATGAAAGCTGGTCGCGGGTCAGCCATGAAAGCTGGTAGCGGGTCAGCCATGAAAGCTGGTCGCTGGTCAGCCCTGAAAGCTGGTCGCTGGTCAGCCCTGAAAGCTGGTAGCGGGTCAGCCCTGAAAGCTGGTCGCTGGTCAGCCCTGAAAGCTGGTCGCTGGTCAGCCCTGAAAGCTGGTAGCGGGTCAGCCCTGAAAGCTGGTCGCTGGTCAGCCATGAAAGCTGGTCGCTGGTCAGCCATGAAAGCTGGTCGCGGGTCAGCCCTGAAAGCTGGTCGCGGGTCAGCCCTGAAAGCTGGTCGCGGGTCAGCCATGAAAGCTGGTCGCGGGTCAGCCATGAAAGCTGGTCGCGGGTCAGCCATGAAAGCTGGTCGCGGGTCAGCTTTAACATCTTCTGCAATTTTGTGATTAATTCATCCTTGGTCATCTCGATTCCTTTCAGGGTAGTCAAGGCTATAATTCTCCTAGAAAAATATGGGCATACTGTCCCCCTAGATGATCATGCGCAGCGGAAAGGCATCGAGTTCCGCTGTCGGAGCCCGCTGCTCTTTGAGCTCGGCGTCAAACTGGGTAAGGTCGTCGGCTCGACTTGCCATAATCCTGGGAATCAGGCAGGCGACCTTGATGCCGCTCTCGGTCTGTCCCTCCCAAACCCGAGCGGTTATTTCAGCGACGCCCTGGACGATGGTGACGATCTGTGAGGTGCTCTCGATAGTAATTTTCACGGTGCCTCCTCCGCCTCGACAGCCAGCGCCGGCGGAGCCTTGCGGCCGCCAGACGGTGGCCCAGGCACAAAGGTTACGCGCTGGCCTTCCTTCCAGAGGCTGCGATCGACGAGGGCGCTGACGTGCACGTAGTGCTCAGGCAACCCGCCGTCGGGCCGGATGAAGCCGAAGCCCATGCCCTCCTTGATGCGAATGATCTCGCCGGCAAGCCGTGGACCCAGCAGCCGCAGGCGTTTGGCCGCAAGAGCTGCGCGATGCCGGCCGGGCTCAACCACGGGCCGGTCCCCGGGCTTGGCGCACTGCACGTCGAGGTCGCGCAGGTCCGTCTCGATGAGTTTGCTGATGACCTGGGTCATGGACGGCCTCCCTGGGCAGCCTGGCGGGCTGCAACCATCGCCGCGAGCTGCGCTGGATCCGGCACCTCGACGACGCCGCCCGAGGCGGTGATGAGCAAGCCTGAAAGCTCGACTGCGTTCTCGAGCGCGAGCCGCACCACCTTGGCCGGATCGATGATGCCGGCGGCCGGCAGGTGCTCGTAGCAGTCCCTGGCCGCGTTGTAGCCCAAGCCGGAAAAGTCAAGCCGTCCGGTACCCTGCGGGTAAACGTCGCCGTCCGGTTCGGCCATGCCGGGCTTTGCCTGGGCCAGTGCGTCGTCAAATTCGAGACGCTTGGCCAGGGGCATTTCGATCACCTGCTGGACGACGACATCAGGTTTGGCGCCGGCGTTTTTGGCGAGCGTGGCCAGCGGCACGGTGAGGGCCGAGGCGACTACCTGCGCGCCGATCTTCTCGTCGCCGGCCATGGTCTGGATCAGTTCGCCCAGGCCTGGCAGCGTACGAATCAGCGCCACGCCGCCGCCGGGGACGATGCCCTCCTTGAGCGCGCCCAGGGTCGCGTTGAGCGAGTCCTCGGCGCGGTCACGCTTTTCGAGCAGTTTGGAGTTGACGCCGGCGCCGAGTTTGATGATGGCGATCTTGGCCGAGATCATGGCCAGCCGCCGCTCGAGCTGCGCCCGGCCGTACTCGGGAGTCTCGGCGTCTTTGATCCTGGCCCTGAGTTCGTCCTTGCGCAGTTCAACGCGCTCGGCCTGACCGTGGCCGCCGACGATGGTGGTGCGGACGGGCGTGACCAGAACGCGGTCGGCCGAGCCGAAGTGGTCTTTGTCGACGCTCTCGATCTTGTCGCCGCGCGCAATCATGACGGCCGTCGAGCCGGTCAGGATGGCGATGTCCTGGAGGATTTCCTTCTTCTCAAGCCCGGAGCCGGGAGCGCGCACCGGGCATACGTTGACGCTGCGGCCGTTGTTTGCCGACAGCACCTGGAGCGCGCCCTGGCTCACGTCTTCGCAGATGATCAAGAGCGGCACCATGCCGCCGAACGAAGAGTATTTGCGCAGCAGCGCCGCGGCCTGCTCGACTTCGATCAGGTGCATGTCGGTGATGAAGATGTTGCAGGCGCCGAAGATGGCCATGCCCCGCTGGTCGTTCATGAACTGTGGCCACTTGTCGAGGCCGCGCTGGAATTGCAAGCCCTTGGCGATCTCGAAAGTGGTCTTCGAGGTCAGCGACGGATCGAGCGTGTAATTGCCCTCGAGACCGGCGTGGTGCACGGCCTTTGCGATCTCTGAGCCCATCTCCTTGTCGCCGTTGGCCGCGACGGTTGCGACGGCCTCGAGCGTTGCCAGGTCTTCCTGGGCCACGGGCGTCGCGATCTTCCCGAGCTCCTCGACGACGCGGGTGACGGCCAGGCGCATGCCCCGCTCCAGGGCTTGAGAGTCGGCCCCGGCAGTGACCTGCCGGATACCCTCGCGGTAGAGCGCGCGGGTGAGGATGGTCGCCGCGGTGGTGCCGTCGCCGGCCTCGGTGTTGGTTTTTCTTGCCGCCTGCTGGATCAGCTTGGCGCCCTCGTTCTCCCAGGGATCGGGAACCGAGACGCCCTCGGCCACGGTGACGCCGTCCTTGGTGACCTTGGCCGGGCCGATGGGCTGGCCGATGATGACCGTGTGGCCGCGCGGGCCGAGGGTTGAGCCGACCAGGTCGGCGACCGCGTCCATGCCGCGCAGAATCGTCTGCCGGCAGTCGTCTTCGTGCTTGATTTGTCTGGGCATTACTTCCTGGGCTCCTTCGCCGCGGGCGCCGGAACCGGCTGGGGGGTGACGTACACGAAGCGGTTGAGCTCAGGATGGAACTGCCAGCCAGGATGCTCGCCGTTAATCTGCGCGAGGAGTTCGTTAAACTGGCCGTTGAGCAGTTGCATTTTGAGGGTGAGGTTCTCGACCTCGAGGGCTTCTGTGCTGGTGAGCTGCGGGGCAGGGCCGGGAGGCTCGGCTGGTTGCGGCGCTGCCGCCGGGGCCGCAGGTGGCGCCGCTGGCGGTGGCGTTGGTGGCGCCTGCGCGGCGACGAGCGCGACGGTGAGGACGAGGCAGCCAGCGAACGTGAAAATTCCGTTTCTCATAGGGAGCTCCTTACGTTGGATTGGGGGTGGGGGTCGAACAGTGAGAGGCCGCGGCAAAAGCGCGCAGAACGTGGGACGAGCAGCAGCAGGTGCATGAGCAGCAGCCTTTCAATTGGGCTTTCGGCGGCAGGAGCCGCGCGGCAGCTTGTAAGTGGATCACGAGAAAAGTAACGGCGTTCGGCTGGGATGTCAAGCGCAAAGTGTGGCCTGCGAGATGCAGGAACCTGGCGAGGCACGGCCCCCGCAGCCGCGACGGGGGTTGTTAGGGAGAGTAAAGAGATAAAACAAACCCGTAGTACCCGTAGGGCCTGTGGAAGCTGTGGACGGAAAGGCTAAGTTGCGACGCGCGAGCATCATACATGGTTGCCAACCTGTGGATGATTCTGTGGATTGCGATGTGGGAAAAAGGAAAACAGGCACGGAGTGTGGGGTCGCGCCTATAGTTTTCCACCGCTGTGACTTTCCTGTGCAAAAAGCCTGTGGGAAAGATGAAAAACTCGCCCAGCTACGGCTTTGGTCCGGGCGCCGCGACCCGGCACCACCACCACCAGGAGAGCAGATCCCAGCAGGCGCGAGCCGTCTCAAAGATGCCCGGCGGCTGGCGGTCCCACTGGCGCAGCCGGCTTCCGCAGTTCGAGCAAGGCCGGGGATCGAGCAGTTCGATGGTTTCATTGGCGGGGATTTTGCGGCCGCAGACAGCGCAGACGCGAACCCGGGCCGTGCGCCGGGCCAGCAGGCGGCCGAGCCTGCCGCTTACCGCGGGCATGGGAGCACGCCGGCGGGCGCGAGGGCCGTGTAACCTTCGGGCACGTCGCCATAGGCCGGGGCAACCCATCCGGCGGGCACGCAGAGCCGGCCCGTGGAGGTGTCGAGCAACAGCCCATCGCGGCCGTAGACCGAGTAAACGTGCGCCGGATGCTTTTGCCCCGCCTCGAATCCCAGGGCGATGCCGGTAAACCAGAGGGCGCACTCAAGCGCGCCGATCAGGAGCAAGGTTTTCATGATTCATCCCTTCTTGGTTGAATTTGGAAACTCGTCGAGAAGCCGGTAGCCCTTGCCGCGCACCGTCTCGATGATGCGGGCGCCCTCGCCGCCGAGTTGCGTGCGCAGTTCGCAGATGGCCACGTCGATCGAGTTGGCGCGCCGCTCACACTGCCACACGCGCTGGGCGAGCTCGTTGCGGCTCCAGCAAAGGCCCTGGTTAAGCAGCAGAAACTCGAGCAGCCGGAACTGGGTGGGCGCAAGATGATGCGGCCGTTCATTGACGCGCACGTCTCTAGTGAGCCGGTTGAGGACGACAGGACCGTGGGTGAGAACGAGGGGTTCGTTGGCCACCACGGCGCGCTCCGGATCGGGCTTCTTCTTTCGGGTCATTCGGTTGCCTCTCTTTCACGTTTAACTGGCGCATAGAGATAGAACGCCGCGTCGATCGCACGACGCAGTTCGGTCTTGCGCTGGAAGTGGACGCCGGGCATCGGGTTGCCATCCTTGTCGCGGCAGGGCGCGCCGGCCGAGGCCTGGCAGCGGGGACAGCGGCTGGTAAAGCGAGCGCCTTTTCTCATAGCTTTTGACCCTCCCACACCGCCTCGTCGACCTCGCCGATCAATTCTTCGGTTTCGGTGATGGCCTTGTTGACGAGGTCATTGAAGGGCTTAAACCGGCAGGCGCATGTGTCGTCTTCGGGGCAGTCAGCGTCGTGTACACCACCGTGCATTGAAGCCATGGCCTTGAGGACAGAAAGCAGCCTTTTTGCCGCAGTTATCCGGAAGTCCTCGAAGTGGATCGTTTCGCTAAGATCAGAGCCGAGCGCCTTTGAAACAATAACTCCCCCATCAGCGCCGCGAACCTTGTCGTCAGGCCTGCGGCCCCATGTCGTTGTGTGGAGCATTAAGTGTTCTGCGTCCCACGCGGTAATGATGACGATGTCCTTGCTGAACATCTCGCCGACGTTACGGGCTGCCGTCACCGGGACTGGCTGATACTCGCTTCGAGTTGGCATGGCGCTCCCTCCTTGGTTTCTTACAATACGCTAATCTTAGAGTTTGTCAAGAATAAACGCCGGAATTTTCCATGCCTGGGCTTGTTTGACTTCTGAAACCACTTGGTCTATGCTTCGATGGACTCAAACAGGAGCGGAATGTGTCACCGGCTGGCAATTTGACAGAGACCAAGCTGCACGAATTAGCCAATAAAGACAGGCCTTACTGGCTTGCCGACGGCGGCGGCCTCTGGCTCCGGTGCCATCCGACAGGCCGGCGAATGTGGGTTTACCGCTATTCGATCGACGGCCGCGACGAGGCCGTGACCTTTGCCAGATGGCCCTGGGTGAAGCTCGAGGCTGCCCGGAAACGCCGCTCTTCGTTCGAGGAAATCGTGATTCGCGGCGAGCGGCCGTCGGACACGATCCGCAAGGAGAAGCTCCTGAGGAACCAGCGCGTGACGGTCCGCGAGTTCGGCCGCCGGTTTGTGAAGGAGGTCGTCGAGAAGGTGCGCAAGGATCCGCGCGCGGTCAGTCGCTATCTGGAACGCGACGTTTACCCAAAACTCGGCCGCCAGCCGATGTGCGTGGTCGACCCCTGGGACATCCAGAAGATGATTTTCAAGCGCCGCGACGACGGCAAGCCGGAGGCGGCCGCGGCCCTCCGCCACCTGCTCAAGCGGCTTTTCGACTACGCGAAATCCTGCGGCGTTCTACCCCGTAACCCGGTCGACATGACGCCGCTGCGCTACGTCACGCAGCACCGCTCGCGGATCCGCTACCTCAGCGAAGAGGAGCTGAAACTGTTCTTCAAAAAACTGCCGGCACTGAGGCCCGCGCGCCTGGCGGTGGCGCTCGAGATTATGCTCCTGACCCTCTGCCGCAAGAGCGAACTGCGCCTGGCGCGCTGGGAGCACGTCCACTTTGATAAGGCCACCTGGGAGCTGCCGGCCGAGCTCTCGAAGATGGGGACCGAGCACATTTTTTATCTAAGCTCGCGCGCCGCCGGCCTGTTTCAGCACCTTAAAACGCTGGCCGGCGAGTCGCCGTTCGTGCTGCCGCAGTATAATTCGACGACGCAGCCGCTGCCTGCGGCAGCGCTCAATAAAGCCATCTCGCGCGTCGACTGGGGCATGCCGCATTTTTGTCCCCACGATCTGCGCCGCACCGGCTCGACGCACTTGAACGAGCGCGGCTACAATGCCGACTGGATCGAGAAGGCCATGAATCACACGCCGCTCGGCGTGAGAGGCACCTACAACCGGGCGCTGTTCGGCGCCGAGCGCAAACAAATGCTAGCCGCGTGGGCGGACTACCTGGAGGGTTTGAAATGAAACACGAGATCAGGGCTGTCGACGACCGCGCGACCGGGTTGGCAGTGGTTTTTTGCATTTGCGGCGCATGGGTTCGCGCCTTCACGCTGCTCGACCAAAGCGGCCTCGGCCGCCGGGCCTGCGAACAGGCGGCGGAACAACACCTTAAGGAATTGCTGACCAGCGGGCGGCCGGTCGCAGGAGTTGAGGACGTAGGACAGCGCAACGCTACCGGGCCGCCAGGCCCCGACAACCCGATCGCAGATCGCCGCGAAGCCCGCGATGTCCCGTGGTCCGCGAGGTCTGTGCCGTACAGCGGCGCGCGCGAGATACGACTCACGCGGTTCACTGAGGACGGAGATGCGGCTGTGCTCGGCAGCAAAGGGTCGGCCTTGATCGCGATCGAGCGCGCTCGGCAGTGCACGGCTGAGGGCTTTACGATGAGGGCGGACGAGGCACGGCGGTCAGGCCAGCTCTCCGCTGCCGCACTCGCCTATCTGCGCGTTGCCGTGCTGCAGTTTAACGGCGAGGTAAAAGGGCTGCCGAATATCGCGATGGAGTGGCCATTGGCCAAAGGCATGTGGAAACCGACGGCCGACGCGCTTCGCAACCTCGTCAAGGCCGGCGCGCTGATTGCGGCCGAGATTGACAAGGAACTGTTTCGGCGGTCGCTGGCGGAGCCCGGCCGGTGATAGGCTACGCCTCAAACACGGGCACGAGGCAGAACCCGGCGGAGCAGAGAGACATGACAATATCAATTGACACCGGCGCACAGGATGCCGTCACACCGCTGGGCCAGGTCCACGCCGCGATCGATGCAGCGTGCCAGGAAGCGCGCAACCTCGGCCTCGACTTAGAGCTTGCGGTTGCAGCTTTTCGCCGGTCGTTCATCTCGCAGGTCCTGCGCGAACACCGCGGCAACCAGTGCAAGGCTGCCGCGGATCTCCACATGCACCGGAACACCTTGAGCCGCGCCTGCGCCGAGCTGATGATTGACGCGGCAGCGTACCGCAACCAGGGGTTGAGGCGATGAAAGCTAAAGTGTGGGTCGAGACGAGCCAGGAGGTGTCGGTTGAGATCAGCGGCTTAGATGCTGCCACCGCAATCCTCGAGGGTGCCGAGGACCGCAGCCCAGAGGAGTTAGTGAGAATGGCTTGCAATAACTTTCTGACCACGATGCGGAATATCCCAGACGAGGCCATCGCGAAACAGAGCCCACACGCGCGCAAAATCATCGCCGCCGAACTCGAAGTTTTGCTGGGGAGGTTTAGATGAAAGCGATGAAGGCTCTGAGCATCCGGGCGCCGTGGTGGTGGTTCATTCTGTACGGCGGCAAGGACATCGAGAACCGCGACCGGCGCTCGCCGGCGGCGGTGGAGCAGTACATCGGGCCGGTGTGGATCCACGTAGGCAAGTTTTGGAAGCCGGCGGAGATCTTCGACGACTTTTGTGCGGCCGAGGACATGCAGGCGAAGTCAATCCAGCAGCGGAGCGAGGTTGGCCTGTTGAAGGATTGGCGCGCTCTCGAGCCGTTCTGCGGGTGTATCGTTGGGTCCGTCGAGATTGTGGGGCGAGTGACGGGATCCGCGAGTCCGTGGTTTCAGGGCGAAGTGGGCCTGGTTTTGCGTAACCCCGTGGCGCTGGCCGCTCCCGTGCCATACAAAGGCCAACTCGGTTTCTTTAACGTGCCGCCGGGGCTGATCGGAGATGCAGCGTGACCGTCGAATACTGCGGCCTGTCTGGCGGAAAGGACTCCACGGCGACCTGATCGACGACGACAAAAGCCCGTATGCCCGTCACGGGTTGGCATGTGCGAGTAGACGGTAAGTGACGTTTTTGCACAACTTCCACAGTTTGCTATTGACGCGCCGAGCCGCCGAGCGGCGAGGCTTGCAAGAGTCGCCGGCACGGCCACCTGGATCTGGCACATGCCGACAAGTTAGTGAGTCAGGAGCGTGCGGAATGGGTTCACGGCGAGAGAGTAGTGATTCGCAAGGGCAAGGAAGTAACCGAGGCCGTGTGGATCCCGGTGATCAAGTTGCTGCTAGCGCGCACCTGGCGCAAGACAATGAGCCGGGACGCGGACGGCAAGGGCGGTTACTACCGCTGCAATCAGTGCAAACTTGATTTCACTGTGAGGACCGCAACTATCTTCGAACGGTCGCATGTACCGCTGCATAAGTGGATTTACGCCATGTACCTCGTGGTCACGGCGCGAAAGGGCATCAGTTCCATGCAGCTTGCCAAGGAGATTGGCGTCACGCAAAAGACCGGAAGTATGTACTTTACGCAAAGGCTGGCTCTAAATGATTGACGCTCAAACCAAACCGCGCTGTGACCATTGCCCCAGCAGAACGCCGTTTAGACCCGATCCTGAATGTGTGCAACGTGCCAGAGACCACTATTTCGAGCCGCCGTTGGACGAAGGTATCCGAGAAATCGTTATTGCATTGGTATCTAATGGCGTGGAAACTTTTGAATCATGCGAAGGTGGACGTGGGCACAGTTTTCCTGAGCCGACAGTCCGTTTTGAGGGGGCGGCGTCAGAGGGGATGAGAGCAATCTCGGTCGCGTTAGAAAATGGTCTCCCAGTTCGTAGGCTTCGGCTAACGTGGGGTTTTGAAAACAACATGATCCACGGGCCTTGGTGGGAGATGACCTTTTGGCCTCCAAAGGATTCTCTCCAATGGGCCGACCGAGATACAACGGCAGGATGCGATGCACAAAAAAGAGCACAAGAAAGCAAATAGTGCTACTTGTCGCAATCCTCGCAATGCCTGTAGCCACCTCTGCCGGGACGCCGCTCGTTCTGCGGTATATCCCGACCCGCTTTACATTGACGGCATGGTTCATGCTTGGACGTTTGCGCGAGGCTTGCTCGAATCGCGGAAGCGATAAAGGCGACAAGTTGGCTGGAATCATCGAAGTGGATGAGTGCTTTGTAGGTGGTAAGGAAGCCAACAAACACGAGTCCAAGAAACTCCATGCTGGACGCGGTTCTGTGGGCAAGACTGCCGTTGTGGGACTCAGGGAGCGCGGTGGTAGGGTAATCGCTCACCCGGCGGAACCCAGTGGCGCTGGCAGCAGCCGTGCCGCTCAAAGGTCAGCTAGGCTTCTTCAACGTGCCGCCGGGGTTGATTGGAGATGCGGCGTGAACAGACTAGGTCGAGATCTAAGAGAGGTGCACGCAGCTCTGCGCGAGCTTATTGCCCGGTGCCGGCTACTCCAGCCCGGGGCCTGGTATGTGGTGTGGGTTCCTCCGAACAGGACGTTTAGGTGCCTGCCTTTCGGGTCTGGCGCTGAGTTGCGCGGCCGGATCTCGGTCGAGTGGGGTGGTGATCGGCTGGGTTGGTTGTTTAAGCCCGAGCGCCCAGCCATGCTGGCGGACGTGGTCATCGCGAGCGGGGTAAGTGACGTTTTTGCACAACTTCCACAGTTTGCTATTGACGATGCGGCCCGGCGGAGTTAAGGTTGCACCGAGTGCGGGGTTTGGGGTTTCCGAAGCCGTGCGATCTGAATTTGCTGCTCCCAGTCAAATAAGTTGATAAGTTGGGCAGAAATGCGCAGGCCGGGCCGGATAGCCCCGCCTGCTGGGCGCGCCGCCGGGGGCCAAAGTTCCCGCGCAAACTATCCAGGCATGGCGCAGCTATTGGTGAGGCGAGACTGTGGGCGGGACAGAATAGTGAGCGCGAGGCGGCCGGCGGGACTCAAGTCGAGCATACCGATCTGCGTGCTGGCTGGTCGCGAAGAGTGGGTTTCTCCCCCAGAGGGTGGCGCGTGCCGCAGTCGCCGGCACGGCCACCTGGATCTGGCGCATGCCGACAAGCTGGTCAGTCAGGAGAGGGCGGCATGGGTTCACGGCGAGAGAGTAGTGATTCGCAAGGGCCAGGAAGTAACCGAGGCCGTGTGGATCCCGGTGATCAAGTTGCTGCGAGCGCGCACCTGGCGAAAGACGATGAGCCGGGACGCGGACGGCAAGGGGCCGGCGGCGACAATGCAGTTGGTGCCGTGAAGCGCGACACTGAGCTGATGATACGGTTTGATCGTCTGCTAAGCGGCGGTATCGGCTTCGGCGAGGACGGCACACAGATTTCCTCGAATGAGATTGACCCCTCGAATGGCAACCCCAGTTTGGCAAAGAACACGCGACGACCGCTGGCGTGACGAGCGGATCCGCCGGCAGTTTGGCTGGAAGACGCCGCGCCTCAAAGAAATTGCGCTGGTAGAACCGGAGGCGATCGACGTACCCGGTTGGGCGCTGGCCAAGGCGATACCGGGCCTCGAGTCGAACCGAGACAAGGTCTGGCTGGGCCGCATCGCGGCGAACCTGCTGTGCCGGATGGACCAGGAAGCCGGCGGAACGCCGCAGTTGACCGTGGCGAAGTACCGGCGCTGCAACCTTTGCGGCCGGGCGCTGCTCGACGCTGAGGCAGAGAGCCGGTTCGATCTTGACCGGCAATACGAAGGGCACCGCATCCCGTGCGGGCCGGATTGCACGGAGCTCGAACGGGCGCGGAAGCAAAAAGGAGCAGGGCATGCAAGATCTGCAACCCAGTGAAATGTACGGAATTGCCAGGAAGTTCAACGATCAGTTGATGGCCTACCCGGTCCAGACCCACTCGGCGATTGTCGAGCTGGTGCGCATCGGCCGGGATCATCGCAACCT